CCATGTCTGGGTTAGCCTGGCGCTTCTGTGAGACTAGGGCGTTAGCAACGATCTGGGCTTGTCTTTCGAGGGGGCGATTGCTAACTGCTACGGCCAGCTTAGCGTTGAGCGAGTTGACCTGAGGTTTGTACACCACCCTAGCAGAGGGCGATTGTTTGAGAGGGGGGGTTTCTTCTCGACTCTTACGTGCAAGATTGGCAAGACTCTTGACACTGTTAGAGTAATCGGCATACACCTTCTCAATGTTCGTACCAGATGACAAGGTGTGTGCATCGTCAGTCTCGGCAAGCTTAGACGATGTGATCTTCTTAACTACAACGTTGCCATCACGTCCGACAAACGATGCACCAGTGTCAACGTACACCTTCTTACCAGTGGCCTTGTCTACACCACCACCCTCAGCTGCAGGCCTAGCCTTACGATCGTTCACCCTTACATCAGCACCTGCACGAGAGATCAGTGTAGATGCACCACCTGCACGCCCATCAGGCTTGGCTTGGTACTTAGCCTTTAATGCAGCAATGCCGTTGTCTTTGGCCGAGGCTTTCCAGTCCAAGACATGTTTCTCAGCATCAATGACAACCATAGAGTGTCGGACAGCACGAGCAATCTCATCCGTGTTGGCGCCCTTGATTGTCATGTCTGTGATCAGGTTTGACACATCCCCCATCTGAAAGCCCTTAGTGCGGCCAGATGGTTTCTTTCCAGGAGGGTAGACTTCCTTCTTCGTCTTAGCATCCCATGTTCCGCCACCCATGGTAGGCATACCATCATACGGCGGATAGGAAGTCTTAGGATCGAAGTTCTTCAGACCAGCCAATGCAGGAGTGGACTTGATCAAACCTTTGCCATTAGGGATTACTAGAACAGCATCCCCATCAAAGTCTGCTCCGGACAACCTTTCTGCTACTCGAGAGTTAATCCCAACAGCATCAGTAGCTGCACCAAGAAGCTTCTTAGCTTCAGGATGGTTGTTGTTCACAGTGAGTTCGGGAATCTCGAAAGTTCCGCCATGAGGAAAGCGGACTAGAGCAACCCTTTCTCCAGGCCTGAAGTTTGGCGCATAGATCTCGTTGTCTTTCAGTGAGTTCACAGGCAGGATCACATGTGTGCTCTGACGTGGAAGTGCTTTGGCCTTTAGATGCACAGCAGCAGAATCTGCACCATCAGCGAAGTCTTCTAACAACTTTCGCTTTACTGTTGGGTTGGTCAATGACATGATCTCTTCAAGCTGCTCTTTCTTACTCAAGTACGTAAGATCAAGTTGTGCCTTAGCAAACTTGGGACTTTGCTTAGACAAGAGCTGAGGAGCAAGGTTCTTAGACCACGTGTCCCAGACACCTTCTTCATTCACCTTGTTCATCACAGATGAGGGCATACCATCAGGACCCTTGATCTGACGAACAATTGCACCAAACGGATTCTCAGGATCATCACTGATCTTCTTCATTGCATCTGTCTTGCGGCCTGTGTTTGACTTGTTCGTGTTGAACAACACATCCACACCTGCAGGCAGGTCATCTTTGTACATGGCCATGCCTTTTAGGTAATGCGTTCCATCTACAAGAACGCGAACCTGTGCATACTGCTTTCCACCGATAGACACGTCTTTTACGCCTGGACGAACGTACATCACACCGTCAGCGTCAGCACCACCATCTTCAGCATAGCGAATTCCAACTCTTTTGGAGCTGAGCGAAAGCGGAGGCTTTACACGATCGAAAGTCTCGCCACCGTCTTCACTACGATCCGCAATCTGCTTAATGTTTGCCCTGTTTTTAAAAACTTGAGAATAGGGCACATTTGGCGCGGTGAGGACTTTCAGAGTGGTTTCTTTTCCAGTACCAAGCTGAACGACTTTGACATAGTGCACTTTGTAGCCTTCATTCTGCAAAACGGCAATTGCAGAGTTCAGCTTGTCTCGAGTGACCCCGACATGATGCTCGACACCACTGCCAATGTCGATGTACTCTTTCTTAGCAACTTGGTCTTTCAGCATATTTGCCGTGACATGCATGACGTCAAGTTTGTCTTTCTGGCCCGGAGCCAACAGCGATCGAACAGAGGATTCGTTGATCTTCATACGTTCGCCAATAGCGACGTTTGACAAACCCTTAGTTTTCAAGCGCTGAGCCATGTTGATCTGATCTTGCTTCTGACGATTCTTTTCAATCGTCTTCTGAACACGAAGTTGAGTTGTAGTGATGCCCAACCCCTTAGCAACCTCAGGTTCACTAAGGCCCTGTCGTTTCAGATCTTCAACCATGTCCAAGAATGACTTGTTTCGAGGACTGGCAGCGTCGTCTTCTCCACCTGAACCCCAAGGATAGCGCCCCGAGTGACGAGGAGTTCCATAGTGTGCAAGGTAATCCTCTTCATCAATCTCAAACACTACAGAGCCTCCTCACGAATCTGATTGATCAGTGTGTCGAAAGTTCGAATCTTGTCCATGATGTGCGTGATGTCATCGGGGTCACCAACTTCAATACGCACATCGTTGTTTTGGTAAATGCGAAGTTCAGTCGTAATCTCGAACGGTTTCATTCGATACTCAAGACAGAACATTGCCGCGTAAACGAGCAACTGACTAAACGAGGTTGGTGTTTTGCCAGTTTTCAGATCAGCAATTCTGAGCATGTTTTTACGGAATCCGATAGCATCCGCGGTTCCATAACAATTCTCTGAATAGAAGAGAACCTGCTCTGGTGTCAAACGAAATCCGATAGCGTCGTTCACATACATACTCATTGTCAACCCATTGTCTGGCAACTTAATACCATGACGAATCAGATCGTTTGCAAGAGCATGTAGTTCAGTTCCTTTTTGCGCAGCCATCTGAACCAGGAATGCACGCATGAGTTTTTCATCATCATACTTGATCCAGTGGTACTTGCTAGCGCTCAGGAAAGCGTGTGGCCGATTCTGAGGGAGATAGTGCGTCGTGAAGCGCATCAAGAACCTCTTTCTCATTCCCAGGGTAGATGACAGATGCGAACCACATACTATTCAAATGCGCAATGAACCATTCTTGATTCGGTTCATAGTCATCTGGAGATGTTGGTTCTGAGGCCTTCACTTCGAGAAACGCATACCGACAGCCAAAGAAGATGACAAGATCGGGGATGCCTTGTTGGTAGGCCGAATCATTCTTTAGGATGACACACCCCGGGAAGAGGCATTTCAACTTCTTTATTAACAGTCCTTGATACTTGCGCTCAAGGGGGTGTTCGCGTTTTGGCGCCAACTAAGACTCCTAAGCAAAATTTGAAGGCTATGAAATCGAGCTTGTTTCCACTCCTTCTATTATAATCCGCGAAAATCTCACGAGGTGGTATCTAAAGTTCACAACCTCCAGAATCTTTGATTTGTTGGCCAAACTATGGTTTGGTTCTCGATCGACAAGAAGATGTCAGAAGCAAGCAATCCGTACTTGACGACTGCATCCCAGATGTTCATAAACTCTTCGCCAGTCTCCATGTCGGCAATAGGTGTACCTCGAGTGTTTTCACGATTGCGGAATTGACTGTGGTATCGCAGTGCAAACCACAATGGACGCCAAGTTAGATTCTCGGCCCAGTTGTTATGACGATCACCATCAAGATTGATGACTGCAGAGAAGGTCTCATACTTTGGCGGAGGTAAGTACGCGTCAGCAACTAGTCGGTTTACTGCGCGCTTGTGTTGAACACCTTTCGACATCAACCCAACAAGTAAGATCCCACGCTGGTTTTGAGACAACCGCATAACGCGACCGGTAGCATTGTTGAGCACCTTACCTTGATCACTCACAGAGTAACCAGAGAACTCATCGATCGGTCGCCAGTTTTCCATCTAACCTCCTTTGTAAGCACCAGTTGCCATTGCCAAGATTTTTCGCCAAAACTTTCTAGAATTAGACATTGGGTATCTAAAATCTATACTATTACTTTAGATACCCAATGTGTCTCTGAGAAATGTATTAGCTCTAGGATTTGGCAATTTGACAAGAAAACGTGTCCGTTTAATCCTAGTTCGCTGCTAAATGCACCCCACTTTTCATTGCCAATTCTGCCAACATTAAAATCTTGGCAAGACGTTGGCAAATCAACAAATTGAAATGTCCATTACGTCCTATACGTGCCATAGACCCCTTTCTAAAATCTTGGCAAATCTTGGCAACTTAAAAATTCTTGGCAAATTCCGACTCGTTAAAGCTCTCCTTTTTGGCAAGAGATCGCCAAATAGCATCGTCAATTACAGACCTAGACTTCAGAACTTTGTAGAAAAGCTTGGTGAAAGGTGTGTTCATTCGATCAATTCTACCCTTCGCCTGCTCAAAGTTCTTGTACGAATACGTCAAACTGTAGAACACAGTAACGTTCGTACTTACACAATTCCAGGCCTCAGCCCCCGCCACGTATTGCACAAGATAGACCCAGCGATCACCCGTTGGTACAGGTTCGTGTTTGTGGCCGTTCCACTCAGCAAACTGGACAGAGGGGGTCGTCGCAGTCGTAGTCTCCTTGAGATTCTCGGACTTCCACGGCGCATTGTTCTGCGTTAGAGTTCTCAGGAGTTCCAGCTCGTAATTGAAATTGTAGAAAACTATCAACTTCGGGTGTTCTTCCATCAGCCTCTGCATTGTCTGGATGCGGGAAGAATCGGAATTTACAACCCGCCTCATCACAAGAAAGAGTTCCACTACGTCCTTTAATGGACGATCTTCGTAAACATGCCATCTCTTCTCCAAAACTTGAGCGAATAGATCCTTGTCGTAATCAGGCTCGATAATCTCAAGGTATCGTGTCGTATGGCGTTCATACGGCATGTGTACCAGGATCTTGTTACGCAGTCTTACAAGCTTCCCAACTTGCACGTAATGGTCAACTTTGGGGAACTTAGAGTACGTGTTGTAAACAACATGATCGCGCTTGAACTCGGTCCTATTCTTATAGAACCCGTTTGCAATGAACACCGGGATGTAATCGAGCCAGGTATCTCCAGGTGTTGCAGACAAGAGAATCCAGCGGTTAGCTTTCGCGATTGCCAGAAAGTTCTTAGTCCACTCTCCAGAACCGACAATTCGCTGTTCGTCAAAGATGAAAAACGCACCTTTAACGTCTCGATACTTTCCGAGATTGTTCCAGGAATCGACAGTAAGACGTCCCCCGACGGTAGAACCAATCTCTGGCCCGATTCCGTAGGCGACAAACTCACGCTCCCAGTCCAGCGAATCTCTTTTCCGGGCAGTCGTGATAACAACGATGTCCGCATCAGCCTCAACTTTCACATAGTATGCGACAGCAGTACGTGACTTTCCTGAGCCAACTCCACCGTACAGGATGCACCCGTTATGCATGCGATCGAGTGCATCCTGCTGGTGGGGGCCTAGACTAGGTGGCATTGGGTTCGGTCAGCTGGTTTTCGAAATACCGCTGAATCCCAATGCCGTTTCGAATCCCTCGGAACTTCTTTCCTTCCAAGTTTCCGAGAATGTCAGCTGCCACCGCCGAAATAACCTCTTCGACAGCTTCCTTCTGACCGTAGCCGTACGAGAAATCGTCTTCCGAGTAGTACGCACCGCTCTTCATTTCAGGACCGATTTCGGGGTAAGGCGTCGCCCAGACCCATTCACCAGACTGATGTGGTTTGAGTTTGTTTTCCTGATTCGGCATGTCGTGGTTCGGATTGGACCCAGGCGACAATTCCAGCGTGCAGAACCGGTGCTGTCCGAGATCAGGAATGTACGTGCGGCTTCCACAGATCATTACGCATACTCCTTAAGACGCTTGATTTCCCGACGAATAGAATGTGTAGCTTCGGTCAGATCGTTTACGACCGTTCCCTTTCCACCAATCTGACCGGCAAGGCAGATCAACCAGACAGCATTGCCTCGGTGGAAGTTCATCTGCTGGACAAGCTTCTCAACCTCATCGAATGTGAGCAGAGCAAGACTACCGTCTTCACCGAATGCGATCTGTCGCTCGACATACCACAAGGCCTTCTCGAGATCCTGAATCTCAGTTCCTTCAGCCTTGAAGCCGGCTCGAGCAATGTACTTCACAGCATTGCCTCGGTTGAAGTTCAGCTTCTCAGTGATGTCAATAACTTCGACACCCTTGTACTGCGTGTAATGCGAGGGATGATTGATTACGTCAGACTTCTTTTTCACCATCTTTGAGTGATCGAATTGGACGTGTGTTACTCCTGAAAGAAGAATTGTCGATCCAAGAGTTCCAACATCATAACCCAGCGAGTCATAATGCTTTAGCGCCTTAGCAATCGCTTCTTCACCATATGCTGTGTAGATCGTTGAGTTGTCAATAAATTCAGACTGCCGTTTCAACAACTCAGCACCACTTGGGTGAAAACCATCGGCATAGTGAAGATGCGGTCGATCAAGATCGAGGCATGACTGAACTTCGATCAAATCCATCATAGAAGCCATCTCCGAAGTACTGACAATTTCAAGACCCATCGGATTGTATCGGCTCGGGTCAGCAGCGATCAGACGAAGCGTATCAGCATCAATAAGACCATCACGAAGATTCATCAAAGCCGCTTCCCAATTCTTCTGTTCAACAGGCGTCATTGGGTTTTTGATAAACATGGTTTTCGGAAATTTGAATGACACATCATCCACCGTGAAGGCGATCAGGTCATCGTTTGCATTGTTGGTCATGATAAATCTCCTAAATCTAGGCAAAAGTTAAACCCCGAGGGTGAAGGAGGATCGACAAATCGCCAGTTGGGATCACAGCCATAAAGGGCTCCTCCAACAGCGTTTGCCGATCCTCCTCCTTCCTTACACGTTGGCGTTTCCGGTTTCCTTTAAGACCCTCCTACTCACGGTTTTGGCGCATCTGTGTCACGACAGAGTCCTCACGGTTTTGCATGGCCACCAACGTTTCTTACCTCACCAAGAGCTTTCCACAGACTCTTTGGTGATACTCACTGGCATTTATCCGGGACACCCGGTACCAGCGCTACTCACTCCTAGCCCGACATCCCAGTAACCGGTTCACTAGAAGTGAGAAGTCTCAGTACCAGCTCAGATGCTGAGCCAGATCGTACACAGTGAAATCGGCGGAACTCTCAGGATACTCCCAATCATTGAGAATGTCTCTGGAGTTAACAAGATCTTTGTAAATCTCGAGAATGGTTCGCTCTAGTTTACCAACCTCGAATTCACTGTCTCGCATGGCGACTATCAACTGCAGATCGAAGATGGCATCATCAGGATCTTCGAAAGAGTCGATGTACTTCTGAATTTCCTCGATCTTCGTCATAACAAACTCCTCTGAGATATGACGGACAGATTACTTGTCGATACGTACTTGGCAGCAGCCAAAGGTCGTAGTGTTGTTCGGAGTGATCGTCAGACCACACACAATAAAGAGCAACATAACGCCAAGAGAGACGAAGCTCTTCCGAATGTCGAACTCTTTATTGCGTCGTATTGGTTTCATGGACATTCCTGCTCGGGGTAAATTTGGCCGTGTTTTGACTCTTAGGATCGCTCTCACAGAATCAAAACACGGCCAAATTAGGACATAATTCTGATGCGAACTAGCTGTGTTCGCTTGCGTTTGTTTGAATCACAATCCCTCGCTTAGGATTGAGATTCTCACGCAACTGCCAATCTTTGTTATCAGCGTCGACAGCTTGCGTGATTGCTGAGGTAGTAACTTCAGCAAGTTTGGTCATGTTTCCGCTGACCCCATTGTACGTGTTGGCATCCTGCTCCATCAGCGCATTTAGCACGATGTTCTGAATCTGGACGAACAACGAGTCAGCCATCAGAGACCAAGCTTCTTCACAGCGTACTCAGCCTGTGCCGTGGTGAACTGCGAGCCGGCAGAAGACGTGAGCTGACGAATAAGACCCTTGCGACTGAACGCCATCATGTCGAGGTAACTCTGGCCGGCCTTGACTGCCTGCTCATTCCAGTCGACATCGATGTGGTTAACGGCGTACTTCGCGTCAGCCTTAGAGAAACCAGAGCCGGCGTCGCTAGACAGCTGCCAGATCAGACCCTTCTTGCTGAACGCAGAGACGTTGAGGTAGCCGTTTGCAGCCTTGATCGCCTGCCGCTGCGACTTCGTAGCTGTACTTACGGGCTTGGCTTTCTTCGAACTGTTGTTGGTTGCGGTCGAGATCGGAGCAGGAGTAGCGGTGTCTACCGGCAGACTGGCGACAGCGGAGCATCCGACAACTGCGAGGAAGACGATGAGGCAGATAGCAAGGAACGACTTCATGATGACTCTCCAGGATATGTTGATGAGATGGAGCTAGAGTGAGCGGCACATCGGGATTGATGGTGCTGAGTCAAGCGAGTCGCTGCTGATTGGAGTCTTGCCAAGTGCGACACAACTCACAATCAGCAGCGACACAATTGCTGAAACTACTAGAAGCTTACGCATTACGCGTCCCCCCGTCAGCTTCTTGTTACTCGGTGGGCGGAGATTGCTCGACATAGGTCTCAGGCGTCTGCGGGCCCGTCGGGTCGACCTTTTTCGTCGTGCGAGGAGCTCGAGTATCCGCCGGAACTTCTTCGCGGAACAGAATGCCGGCCGCCTGCATCCGATCGATCGCTTTCTGAACCTGACCGAAGTCGAGGTCACCCTCACCGAACAAGGCCTTGTAGACCTTCGGCAGAGTCTTTTCGTCGCTGTACGTAACACCGTTGGGCATTTGTTCTCCTGTAGAAATAGACCGGGCTTTTTTGGTTTTCGTTTGGTGTGATATTACTGGTAAATAGCGTTGAAATCTTCTTCCGAAATGAAATGTGCGTCTTTCATTCTCGTAAGAAAATCCTTTCTTGATTCGTCAGATCTACGGTCCGTTAAAGAAGACCAGACCTGGACGAGTACCCGCTCCAGAATATCCTTCAATTGCTGTTCATTTTCGATCTGGATGTTTGGATAGGCCACGTTGAACTGATCAATGGTAATGTGTTTATTATCACGCAACCATCGAATAAAAGTCAAATCGCTGTCGTATTTGAAGTTACACAAACCGCGAACGTGCCCATAATGATTCAAAATCCAAGCACGCATTTCCTCTGGACTTGGTGGTTCAAGAACCGGGGTATCCACATTCACGTTTTTACTCCTTAATACGGTTGCGAAATTAGAGGTGCGGAGTGGGCGCCGTACTGCTTACCCAGTGGTTACAGCTTAGCTAACCCACCCCGCGATAATACTTTGTCGAACTTTCATCTGATGATGCGGAGTGGGTTGCAAGGTGTCAGACGTTAAAAATGACACGACGCAATACAACCCACCCCGCGGTATTACTCGGTTCCAGGGTACTTGGCGACCGGAATATCGGCCGGGCTTTCGTACTTAACTCCCTGGAACACGACAGCCGTAGAAGGATTGGTCGGCTTGGCGAATCCGCGCATCGGAACACCGGCCGGCGGGGAACTGACCGAGGCCTCATTCTTACCCACACGGATGTGGGTTTCACGAGCCTGAGAAAGCTCCTGCAGCATGCCGTTGAACAATGCCGGCTCGACAGTGGGATCGCTCTCAGCCATCGGGATCGACGCGCCGTCGGTGTAGCTGCTCTTGAAGGCCTTGTCGGTGTAGACCTTGAAGCCGGTACCACGACGGAGAATCCAGAAGCCGGCGTATCCCTGGGTCAGCTTTTCGGACTGGGCACGCCACACCTTCACCTTGATGAACGGCTGACCTTCCTTGTCCTTGACGATCTCGCCGGCGCACCACTTGGCAACATCAGCCATGTTTTCCTTTGTGACCTGAATCGCCTCGACCTCGGAAGGCTTGGAGATGTACTTCTTGATCGCGAGCTGAGACATGGCAGATTCTCTCTTTCTACGGTTACGACGACACTGACGGTCGACCATGGTTAGCGCTTGATTTCCCGGAAGACAATACCGGCGTTCTGCAGAGCGTTAACGATCTGAGTTGTCTGATCGTCGTTCAAATAGAATTCACGACGGTCAACGATAACAACACGTTTGATCGCATCGTACACTTTCATCATTGTGTTTTCATCATGGAATTCCTCGATCTCCTCGAGGTCACCCGTGAGTTCCAATTCATCCTCAAGATCCTGAGAATGCACCGAGACAGCGGCGAAATTGATACCGTTGTCCAGAGCGACAGTCGATAGGAGATTATACGCTGTCGCCCATTCGTGCCCGCCTGGCTTGGTAACCAGGGTAAGACTCAGCATGTGGCTCATGCGGCGGACTTCTGCAGAGCAGCTCCATAGATGGTACCCATGGCGTGACCGATGAACAGGCCGGCAGCGAAGATTGTGACTCCGGTAAGCGCCTTCATATCTTGCTCCTCAGTTTGCTTCGAACAGATGAGTTGACATTGGACAAAGCGCCTCGGAGAGACCAACCAATGATCCCCCCGAGACACAGTGCGGCAATGAAGTTTGCCAGATCAGGATTCACTAGTCAGGCACCACCAGATTATCCTGCTTGACATACTTGTCAACGTAGGTCTGCTTCTTGTCACCGTCGTAAGTGACCTCGTAGTAGGTGCTGTCCTGTGCCGTCGTGCTGACGAGAGCCTTCCAGTTCTGAAGCGTCTTGCAGAACCAGACGACATACACGTCATCGATCTTCAGCTGGTCTTCGACCCAACCGAACAAGTCCGTCTGATGCGCGATATGGTAATCGAGCACCAACTGCTTGGCAATGTCGGGATATGGCGTCCCAACACCCTGATCGTATGGGTTGATTCGAGTTGCGTCCATCACTATTCCTCTTCTCGTCTGAGTTTGTTGTCGTAGTGTTCCCGGAGTCCTCTAAGAATAACTCCGATAACGACAGCAAGCGATAAGGTAATCACTGCGATTTTCATCATGTTCATGGTGTCTGTGATGAAGAAGTACGCAGTGAGAATTACTGACAACCAGATTGCAGCACGCTGTATAAGAGGGTGCTTCCTCGTCTTGTAAAAGAAGAACACCCAGAACAACAATGACAAAGTGCTGCCAAGAACGTGTCCAAATACCCAGAGCATTGTTGTTCTCCTTTTCAGAACTCAGGAAGTCCGTCCATGCTGTCGACGAGCTCACCCTCGATGATGTCGAACCCCGGGCCGGCCTCGATCTCGTGTGCACCTCCGATTTCAGCGTACTTAAGATCCAGCGGGTCTTCCTCGATCGTGATGTACATCGTCTGGAGATATGCCTTGATCCCGGACTTCCCGCTCACAGTCCAGGAATAAGGATTCAGAATCACGTCGACGGTCTTGATGTCCACGAAATCCAGAAGTTCAATCATCTCTTCGCCGAGAGGATTCTTTCCTTTGCTGGTGACCATGACGATCTTCGGTGGCCGAGCCTTCGGGTTGTAGCTGACGCTGACCTGAATATAAGGCTGGGGCTGTTCACCCTCCTCGCGAACACGAAGATACTTGACGTTCCAGCCATCCCGCTCGAGACCCTCAGCTTCTTCCGGCCGAAGGATAATGGAGAAGTTCCGGTCACCCTTGCGGTTGAACTCGCCTTCAGCTCCGGCAAAGTTTCTGAAGGCGAGCTGGACGTCTTCCATCACAACATTGCTGCTGCGCCGGGCCACTCGACTACCATCGTACTTGTCTGTCATTTACTTCTCCTTCGGTAGATGCTGCAAGATATAGTCGAGCGTTGTGGCTGGAATTTCTGAACTACCCTTGCTAGCCTCAGCAAGCATCTGCATGGTCACCCAGTAGCGAAGTCTTGATGGAAGATGGCTCGCGATGATCTGGTTGACACGTTCACGAGATCGATGCAATCTTTCGCTGAAAGAAAATCCGCGCATTATCCAGATCGAGGTAAGACGCATGATCACTTCTCCTTCTTGGCGCGCCATGCAGCAACCCATTCAGGATTGTGATCAGGACACCAATATGTTTGAGTTTGTGCAGAACCGAACCAACCTGCAGAATGTGCTTTTACTTTTCCCCAGTAATGATTAGGAAACCAAGCATCACAACCGGGACGAGCACAGATTTTATCTCCATTAGCATGATTTGGTCCGTGTGGCATGATTATCCTTCTTCGCGCAGTCTCCGAACAGCTGCTTGAATAGATTCCCGATACTTGTCACAACAATACGCGGGAATTCGGACAGTGGTGTAGTCAAGTCGTGTCTTACAGAAAGAACACCATCGATGATGTATTTGCTTAGTGGCCATCGCGAGAATCCAAACAACTCATGCCGAAACATCCCTCGGCTACACAGATGTTACTGTTCTGACCTTTACAAGGCATCTCTAGATAACGATCCCAGGGATTTACACCATTGTAATGCCAGCACGTCCCAAGAACATCTTGCATAGGAGAATGCACTTTAAGCTTTCGTCGAAGCCAAACAGGGCATTTCAACGGTATCATCCAATCTCGTCTGGGAATGAATAACGCTCGACTTCCTTCGCCCAAGCCCCGATTGAAAACGAAGTAGCCAGTGGAACGCCATACTCTTTGGCATGACGAGCCGATACTGAGGATTCCTCTTCCAGACGATTATCGAGAAGAGAAGCAAACTCAGGATGAATAGTGCCGCGCACAACAAGATCGTTTCCGTCATCTTCTACTTCCGCCTCTCCGATAACCGTTCGTTGTCCGTCCTTATACATCACCAGCGGTACAGTTTTCAATCGTACTCCTGATAGAGCGTGATGGCGTCTTTCCATTGAACAACAGACACCGCACCGTAGATTGGATTACCAAGCTTCTCGAAGTCGTCGCTAGTCATGCCATCTTCGCCCTGAATAACGATACCGCTATCGCCAATCAAGATGGTAAGATCGATTTCTGGAGTATCTTCGAGACAAACGATTTCTGGTTCTTCGTCTTTCTTGTACGTCGTGATCAGCACATTGGTCATTAGCGCAGACTCCAGAGCGGGTGATCTTCCGGGTAGTCTGCGGCCGTTTTCTTGAGGAACTCGATCGTTTCGAGGATCTTCGGGCTGTCGAATTCAGTTTCCTTCAACAACGCTTCCCACCGATCGGCCTTACGAATCCGATACGAATCCGGTCGGCACAAAGCCCGCGCAAATGCGTTTCCAGGACGAGCTTCATTGGTGATCAGTTCGTAATACTGGGACAACCTTCCGAGATTCTCGCTGAGATACTCTTCCATTTTGGTTTCGAACACGACCGGCTCCTTAACAAAGAATTGGGCAATTTCATTCATAGAGATGCAACGGTATGGAGCCGGAAAACCAATCTTGGAAAACCGGAGAAATCCTTCGTATAGAACAGCCTTGTCTGCAGAAAAAGTGTGCTCTCTGCCGGCGAAGACCGAGTTGTTCGAGTAAGTAACCACAACAGTGATCATGATTGATTCTCCTTGAGATATGCGATGATGGATAGTAACTTTGGACTATCGAATTCAGTTTCAGTCCGAATATCCGCATAGAGATTGGCATTACGGAGAGTGTAGATGTCCCAGGTGTTAAGCGTGTTTGTAAATGCCACACCAACAGGGAATCCGGATGCAAGATGATCGACGAAAGTCAACATGTCACATCCGGATTCCCTGAGATATATTTCGATCTCGCTCAAGTCAGGACTGGTCCTTGTTGAACGAGTGATCTCCGTCGCGCTTCTTCCGACAGTTCTCACAACACACGCCCGACCCTCGGAAAATGGTCACGAGGATGGGGCCAAGACAAACTTCGCAGTCATTCATGTCAGCAGTCGACCGACGAGAGATCGAGAGCGTCGTCGTGAGAAAACAACGTCTCCATGACCACCATGTCCGCAACGATGTAATCGCGCACAAACTCTGGCTCCGGAGTAGCGTCGAAATCCTTCATTCCGAATTCGTACGTCTCAGCCTGCTTCGCCAACAGACGCTTGTTGACCCGGTCCTTCTTCTCTTGCGAGATCTTCGAAGTTGCCTGGACGTGGACCTTCTTCTTGTCGGCAGCGTCCCTACGAATCAGAGCCTCCTGCAGCTGACGCTCACGGCGGGTCTGGTCGATTGCCTGCGCCTTCAGACCAGACTCGATCGTCTCCTTGAGGTGCTGCTCCTGCTTGGCGATGCCGAGCTGACGCTTGAGTGCCTTACGCATGATGATCTCCCTTGTTCCTGAAATAGAGGCGAACTTCGCCGATGTCTTTACGGCCCTCAAATACGGTCTTTTCGAGAGCTGCTTGCCAATCCACTTTCTCGCTGTAGCGTGCTTTGAACTCAACACGCAATGCTAGATCTCCAGGTCGTTTTGGATGTACTACGGTGTCGTTATAATACCCTTCAACAACCCAGCAACCGAAAACGCCTAGCTCTGGCATCAGAATCTCCTTAGATACGACGGAATGCGAATGCGAATAGATAGCTGTATTCAGGCCAGTCGATTTTGTGTCTACCACAAACTTCACTGGTAAAACACGCAGCCCACGGCGACGGCCCAGTACCTCGCACCCAACAATATGCCAAGTACTGGGCTCGATCAGAACAATCAGGGAAATTGCATAAACGCGGCATGATGACCTACCGATTACTGTGGTACATGAGCCACTCGATGCACTTCTCGATTTCGTTTGCGTCCTCTTTATAGAACGGGTCGCGCAAAGAGCCTCGAACTTGATACTGCTGCCACGGAGTCATGCAGTTGAAGAAAGCCTGACCGGGGCGCTGAATATCCTTCTTACGAAGAACTTTGTAAGATTGCCAGGCACCAATGTCGCAGTATTCTTTCAGGAAATCCTCGATCAGACTTTCATCCATCAGATGCTCCTATGTTAGAAAGGCGTCGATGTCGCCAAACTTTGAGATGGTCTTGCGGGCGTCAGAAACAAGCCCGTCGAAGTAGTTCATGTCAATTTCCAATTCTTCACCGAGGTCCTTTGCAATCTCGGCCTCAATCCAGAAATGACCCTTGGTGCCAGTCACTGCGTGGAACTTGTCGTCGACCTTTCGGTAGAGAATCCCACCGCCAGACTCGTCCGTCACCGGAACGAAACGACCGATCCGTCCGACAAAGTGCATGCCCTGATAGTTTGCCATTGGCTTCTGGACCGCGTCAAAGTCCAGATACATAGCGCCCTTGGAAACCTGCTTGGTCTCGCACATGTCATCAAACGTGGGGTTCTCGCCGCTGAACAGAGCCTTGAAGACATACGGATGCTGGAACTGTGCGCCAACAGCCTTCCACGAATATGCGAACGGCTTCCCGTCTTCGATGCCGGCAACTTCGCGAGCAACGTACACCGCGTCATTGACAAGACAGAATCGTTCGTACGTCGCTTCATGCTCGAAGTCGTATCCGTACTTAGCCCCGAAATCAGTTACAAACTCGATGATCTCCGGAGTAGCATTGGGAATCTTGATCGAGTCCGTCTTGATATGCGCGACTGTGAAACCCTTCTCCTTGACGGCGTGCTTCAGATCGATCATGAACAAAGCTCCACGCTTTGCAACGATGTTGTCCTTGTTGCGTGGATCGCGGAACGGATTGTCAAACTTCGCCGAGGTCAGACCGTAGACGATGTTGATAACAATCTTCAGCGCATACGAGAGCGCTGCTGCGTCCTCTTCCTTTGCCAGGAAAGGAGCAAGCTTGCCGCCAAGCATAGTTCTGGCAGCCCCGTAATCGCGATGTTTGATCGCCATCCGAGCCTGCTTGAGTGCTGAGAAATTCGGTGTGTAGTCCCCGAAGAGGTTGAGGACTTCGATCGATGTGGGATGCATAGACGCCACATCGAGAAGAGCAACATCGTGATAGATGCCAGGCTCCGCATAGACGTATCCGCCTTCTCCAACTTCTTCGTCACGATAAGAACTCTTTCCCATGTCGTAGGTGTATCCGGGGAACTGGATACTGAGATCGGTGTACAGGAAATTGGACTGAGGGTTCTTGTCCGTCCCAAAAATGATTCGGGCTGTGTGACGCTGAGTGGTGTCATTGACCGACAACCCCGACAAGTCTGCCAGGATCTGACGTGCAACAAAGTCCTGCTTTCGAGACACGTGTGTTGCCTCTGTTGCTTCAACGTCGTTGCAGCAGTAATCGACAACCTTCGGCCAATCCTTTTCATCAACCGGCTGGTCCCAGGGCAAGCTCATTTCCTGATGACGAATACCCAGCTCGATCTCAAACTTCTTCAGAGACTGCTTCTTGGACGAGTAGTCGTAAATATCCGTGTACGAGAGGTTGTAGGCCTCGCCGAACATTCCGCCCTTGTTGTCAATGATCTTCTGCGACAACTTGTAGAGACCCTCGTTGGTGTAGCCCATGAAGGCGCCGTAGAGGATATGGTTGTCGTATCGCCGGTTGTTGAACCCGACAAGCTTGAATTTGAACAGCGCCTCAACATCTTTTGCTGAGGGGTTGATCATCTTGTTGATCTGATACTTTCGGTCCGGAGTATCTTCGAACTTCCAGCAAATAACAAAGAGGTTCGGATAAACCTCAATGTCGAAGAACACGATCTGGCTGTTTGCAGCCCCAGCTTCAACCGTCTTGGCAACGACGTCCTGACCACCTGACGTGCCATTGACCAATTTCATCTGCATGACTGTACGCAAAGCCACCATTGGCTGATTTGAGGAGTTGTTGGCGAAAGCAATAAGCCGAGGCTTGAGATCGCTCACGTCGTACATCAATCCCGCTTGCGAGGCATCGTCCAGAATCTTCTTGATGAAGTCCACCGAGGATTTGGTGCCCGGATGAATCTCCTTTCGGAGGTTACGGGCGATTAGCTCTCGAAGACTCTTCTCACTCTGGATAGTAGTAGCACTCAGCACGGGGGTCTCCTTTATAGGCAATCCACTGTTTATGGTGGCGACTGGGACGTTGTTGCACGTAACCAGGCGTCGGCGAAGGGCTCCGTTTCCGGAATATACCTTGACTTCGATTCCTGGCTCAAACTCGTTTCTAAGGACTGAAGTGTCTCCATCGTAAATATAGTGGAGGTGGACTCCTGCCCCTGACTTGCTGAATTCCGCGTACGTCGCCGGCCAGCTGCTCGCTGCCTGGAGGTTAAGCTCAAGAGACTTCTCTCCATTACCATCCTTCAAATCAAAGTCAATGACGACGTGGTTCTCTGGAACTTGAACAAAGTGCAACTTCTTGGTATCAATATCCTGTAGAGTAGTCTCGACTTTGGCCCACTGGGCCTTTGGAATGCCATCTGCTGTGGCATATTGAGCTGGCTGATCTTTGAGAAGCTCATCCAATAGCGAGTCTTCTTCCTCCATGACAAGCGAGAAAGTAGGCGTATCGAGTACCGGGACTTTGAACTTACTGGCGTTGAACCCAGAGTAATAACTCCGCATTGTTTCGCCATCAATATTAACGCGATCCTTGAAGTCATCGAAGTAGTTTCGAAGTTCTTCTCGAACCTTGTACTGCGGCAGAGGCTTTTCAATGCCCGTGTCTGTACAATACTCTTTGTAAAGAGCGTAGGCCTGCCGCAAAGACACGCCATCCTGAGAACGAAAGACGTCGTAATGCGCCTCGATGAAGTTGAAGAAGATATCGGTCTGAAGCATCATCTCAAGAGGTCGGTAGCTGTTGTAGTAGTTCTTTCCCAGCTCACGATATACGTCGAGACAATGTGACGCGATAGCACCGAGTTCGAAATTGATCTTAGCCATCAGCGCATTGTAATGATTTGCAGGGATTCTTTTTCCGGTTGGGTTCACATCAATAAGACGCCGGATGATTCCTGATTTAGCATCGCTGATCTTGACTGGTTGGTTAGTGCCCATGAATAAGAATGCATTCACCTTGCTTGTGTAAGTAGGCTTGTACTTCGCATTCATGGTCATGTCTTCGTGCGCGATGATCGAGTTGAGCTTTGTGTTGTCTTCGATCCTAGACAAGTCGCCATCTTGCTGAATAGCTACCAGAGGATTATCAGCAAAGACTTCGGTAGAGAACGATCCGTTGTTGCTACCGAGAGCCTTCGCGTCAAATGTTGTTGTGTAGCCTTCGAAAAGATCCATGATGATGTTCAGGATCGTCGACTTGCCCGTTCCTCCAGGGCCGTACAAAACGAGGAACTTCTGGATCGTCTTTGAATCACCTGCAACTATCGCACCGATAGCCCATTCGATCTTTTCACGTTCTTCGGGAGAATATAGCGTCCCGATCAGTTCATCCCAAGCAGAATAGTCACCAGGCGCCAATGGATATGGCAGTTTCTTACTGGCGTAATCTGTCTTCTTGGTTTTGGTATTCGCCCACGCCAAACTCTCATCTAGCTGATGTGCGTTGTCACTGATGTTCTGCAAGAACTTTCGAAACTGACTCCAGCCATTACTTCCGAACGAGCGAAGGTACTTGACGTTGTACTTGAGTCCCTGATCTGCAAGAGCCTTGTCTGCAAACTCACGGAGTTCTCGGTCAACTAGGCGCTGGACATCGTACTCGTCCGTAGACCACAATTTGGTGTCGTCATCCCAGATGGCATAGAACGAACGGCCACGAACCATAAGATCTTTCGATCTACCGACAACAAAGTCGGGATATAGATCCGTTCCATTCTTAGATTCTCGAGTACCCATAGACAGAAAATCCATAACACCTCCTCTCGTTCTAGCTTTGCATCTCGTTCAAATATGCATTCAGCTGGTACCAGATTTCAACTTCCGTCTGATCAATTCTTGGACGCTTTAGCGGAAACAAACCTCCGATGCCATTTTTCCTGTAAGTCCGCCAAATAACTTGGTTGACTTTCGCCATTACTTCATCTACCGGTAAATCGATGTTGTCTGTGTAATCTTGCAATTCCAGGTTTCGCATCAAATGCCAAAACCATTCGAGGGGCTCTCCATCAGCTTCGAAGGAGAGCCGCCTCGAAAGTGCTATGAGCATCTCGAGGAATGAACAGTTAAGCGCCATCCATTCCTGATCCACAACTTCCAACTCAGAATCCGCTAGGAATTCATCCCGTAGAAGTTGACCGTCCATGACTCTGTTGTCGTCGTTCGGCACGAGCCAGATAAATTCCGTCGTGTACAGCTGCTTGAATAGCCTCCAGTACGTCCGGGCGCGAATGCGAGTTTTTACCGAAGCGACTTGACTGTAGAGCCACCGAAGATATAACTCATCCAGTGGCGCGTACATCATTCATCACGCTGGCGAAATCTGCGTGGCGACCTTCGAACGTCGCTGTGACGAAGCTCGTTTTCGTCATCAAAACCAGCGACTTCGACCGAGTACTTGCCGGCACTCTGCGTCAGCTCGATGTCCATTTCCAGGTTACAGTTTCGGACATAGACGACATTCTCGTCGTTTGACCCGTCACCAAATCGCAGAAGGTTGGCACTGCCGACGGAGCCTTCGATGTTATCGATAACTTCGTCGCTGACATTGGTAAGAACACCGTCGCCCGCGTAATACGTGAATGAGACCTGCTCGTACTGCGGACCAGCCTCCAGGTACTCTTCTTCCGTGATGAGATATGGTCCATCAGGATCACGTCGACGAAGTTCCGCCTCATAGTCGAACGGTTCGCGAATATAAGCGGCATCCGTGAACACGTTCTTACTGATCGGAACCATGTCGAGTGGCGCCGGAATTTCCTCAGGAAGATCAAGTTTGATCCCCTGATACTTGGCCAAAGCTTTTGCTGCCACATCCATTTCTACCGGATGCAAAGCTTCAAGAGCCTGCTCAGGAGTAGCAAACTCTTCAGCTTTATACTGCGTCTTGTAGTACTCCTTGGCCTTAGCGATCTCGATTTTTAGCGCTTCGTCGGCGTCCTTCATGATCTTCTGACCGAGCTTGTCCAGCGCGATCTTTGCACCCAGTGCAGCACCGCCAAGAGCTGACATCGCCGACGCTAGAGCAATGACGCTGATATGAACCTTGGTGAAGGAGTTCAGAATATCTTTCGCGCTCATTGTTCCTCCTTAGATCTTGTCGATGATGACGCCATTGACGTTGAAATCGAGCAGGATGGAGCCCTCATTGCCGTTCACGAAATCGCGGACCGCCGGCGAGTCACCGTTGAAGATCCCGAAATCGACGAAGTTGTCACCCTCCGGGTCAATCACCCATCCGACAACCGCACCGGCCCGAGTCCGCTCAAGACCGAGCATGTCGTAGACCTCGTTCAGGAAGATGTGTCCCTGAGCGTGAAGCAGGTTGTTGGCGAAGGCCTGCTTGGAACGCAGCGCCAGGTAGTTGTAGCTGGGCTCCCGGTTCCACTCCTTAGCCGACTCGTCGAAGAATCGAGCGTACGGAGAATATGCGTTCGGGTCGGCACGAGTGACCTTGACGGTCTTACCTTCCTCGTCCTTGACCTTCGTGATGACCGAACCGAAACGAAGCTCCTCTTCCTTCTCGGCACCGAACTCCGCACGAACGCGAGCCTGGTACTCGGAATATCCCTTGTCCAGAGCCGCGTAAGCAGCCATCAGACCAGCCTGACGCGAAGACATGATGTAGTGCGATCCGGTCAACAGACCGACGGAGGTCAGACCCATCAGAATGGCCGGCCCGTACAGCTTGGTGACAGCAACGCCGGTCTTGACACGCAGCTTCGCCTTGTCCTTCGCCTTGTCACGATCGCTGTAGTCCGGGTGGTCCACAACAGACTCGATGAGCTCGGCAGTAGCCGCGGCCTCGGTCAGAATATCGTCGAGCTTGAGCGTTGCCCGGCAAGCCAGAACGGTAGATCCGACAGCGCCGACAACACCAGCCGTGAAGAGGATGATCGGAGAGTGCTTCTGAGCCTGCAGCATCGGACGACCGACGACCTTCAGGACCGATTCGGGAAGACGAGAAGTGAGAAACATGTGTCGAGCTCCTTTAGATTTTGCCTTGGGCTTTAAGGCGGAAGAATATGGCAATGACTTGTTGGTCCGACATCTTGTTAACTTTCTGCGTCCAGGAAGTTGACAAATATGCGGACTTTAAAAGCTCACGCTGCTGGGTGATCGTCATACAAAAACCTTTTGTTGTCGGTAAGACACACCAAATATCCGCTGTAGCTATCGTAAGCTACATAACAGAACCGATGATACTCGCTCCATATGGCGTATTTCAGCCACCACAACATAGGTCTCCTAGTCGAGTGCTACTGTTGAGGGCAAGCGGACCAAATATCCGTTTCTGACCCGCTGGACTTCTGAACCACGAATATCCGTCCAACCCCACTTCTGATCTGTAAAGCTGCCGGTTTCGCCAGCCAATTCGTAGAAATCGGCAACAGTGGCCTGCTCGTACTTAGCAATCAAGTCGAACAGACGATCGAGAACCTCTTCGGCCTCTGGTCTGGTCTCGAGAACCAGTTGGTCGAAGTTATGCGTTGCGCGAGACTTTGCGCTGATTCCCTGCCGCGGATTTTCGTGTGACGGCTTTTGTGCGAATCGATTGTAGCTGACATATCCAGCACCGGGACTACTAGCGCCAGATCCTCGAAAACTAGATCGACGATTTGTAGACCGAGACTCGCCAAACACCATCCGTTCGACATACTGCGTGACGGCATCAGCAACCATGTCTTTTGCGCCTGGAAGAAGAACCTCCATCATGACATAACGCATTACGCTGTCGGAATCTCCAGCAATGAAGACCGACGTAAAGCGCTTACCCATGGAAGGCTTCTGACGAATAACCTTGCCTTCAGTAACCCGCTCGATCTTCTTGTCTTCGACGGGATCTTCGGCCTTACTCTTGTGGGTGTTTCCGGGGTATTCACTGTCAAAGCCGGACATACATCCTCGTCTCGAAAATGGAAAACCCATAAACCGGGTTAGGGTTTAAAGGTTGTGAGGGGGTTACTTGCGGGCTTCCTTGACTTCGATGTAGGCGGCGACAGTCTCGTCGATCAGTTTGTCAGTGTAGGTGCTGGCAGCATCGGCAACCATTCCTCCGACAGCGAACGATGCGACGGCGACAGCTGCTTGCTTGTGGGGCGGCAGGTCGTCGGGCAGGTTGTTGCGGATGATGGAGTACACGATGATTCCAGAACCGTATGACACAACGGTCGATACGAGTTTCTTCGCGATTTCGATCTTGGGCATGATGGTCCTTTCGTAGGGGGTCTCACTATACAGCTTGTTATTCTTGCGAGACCCCCTACAGAGTTAGAGGTCCGAGATCAGTTGTTTCTGGTACGAACGTTCTCGCACTGTGTGACCAGAGTTTCGAACTTCTCGTGAATTGCTTCGAGATGCTGCATCAGTGTTTCCACCTCGGTAGTGGATGTCGCAACATCATCGCGAGCATCCTCGGCCATCTGGTGAGCCACCGCCTCATTGTACGACGGATATCCCTCCAGATTCATCTTTACCGTGAGTCCTTCGAAGTAGTCTGTGACCTGAGCGAGCGTTCCTGTGAGAGTGCTCAGTTCTTGCTTCACTCCAGAAATAGCCTGCGTCATCTCTTCCAAGACGGTATCGCAGTTCTGGACAGCCTGCTCAGCTTCATTGATGTTTTCGATGGACATAGATGTTCCTCCCGTGTTATGTGTGAGTAATGCTACTTCTCAGAAATATGCTGCAGTTGCTGAACAACCGAAAGCATCTTGTCGTTGATGCCCAGAAAGATATCGTGCAACTCCTGTACGGGTTTTTTCACTTGCTGCAGTTCGAGTGAAATTTCGACAGCAGCAAGAGCAACTGCATTTTCACGCTCAGCCTGATAGCCATTAGTAACCATCAATGCTGACAGGTTACTAATATATTCAGTCATGACCGCAATACGAGCTTGCAGAGACTCGATTTGGTTAAGTGAAGCAATTGAATGCTCCATCTCAAGCTCAATTCCAGTCTGTGTACTCTGAGCGTACGCGATTGCTCCGATGAGATTTTCGATTTGACTCATGTGATTCTCCCGTAAAATATGAGTGTTTATCTGGGCAAGTAACTCAGGGCGCATGTTGCCGTCAGGATCGGCTAAACACGGCTGTCGTTTAAAGCTTAGCATCCGGAATAGGGCGAGACCCCCTAAAGGACCCTTGCTAGCTCCCCTTTAAATATGTGTTACTGGTTGTCGACGATCTTCGGCTGGAACTTTGCCTGACGCAACTTCTCGTACGCCTCCTGCAGCTCTTCCCAAGACATGTTCCCCAAATTTTCCAGCTCAGTCGCGGCAGTCGAGTTGATGCGCGGAGCTTCCACAATACCGCTCTGAATAAGCTCTCGAGCGGTATCGACGGCCACGGCCTTGTCCTGCGGCTTAGCCAGTCCAGAAGGAACAATCATGTTGATGAATTCAGCGCCGGCCTTGGCGTCAGACACCAGCTCCATGAACAGTTCAGAATATGCATCCGACTGCATGAACGCATCCGTAATTTCCTGAGACTTGATGAATCGACGGCCGTCCTCACCACGTCGACCAACAGACTTCTGGATGATCATCTTGAACGTGTCGATGATCTTCTGTCCATCTTCGTCCGCGATCATGGCACGAACAAGGGCTTCGAGGCTTCCGCCCTTCGCGCCGAGCTGCATCTCAGCAAGATCGGCCTTGGACAAGCCGAAATGAAAGACCTCAGTGACCTGCTTGCCGTCAAGGTCTTCGAATGTGATTGCTTTCTTGAGCATGTGATTTTTCCCTATCTATCGGTTGCGCCAGTAGTCCCGCGTACTGTCAAGATCGTAACTGACAAATATGCAGGGCCGGCCGTCTTCGGAAATAGTTGCGGTAAACTTCATGTCGAGCATGTGCTCTACGTTCCAACCAACTTCATCGGAAACGTTGGTCTTTGGAATGCCGAGTTCGTTGTACAGATCGCTCAAAGAAGCATAGCTATTGTTGATGACTTCTTTGTTTACTGCGTTCTGAGCACGCTTCAGTTCTTCCATGCTGCTTTGGAAATATCGCCCAGTATAGCCGTCCATACAAAGGACATCTGTTCCGGTGATGATTACTTCCCGGCTGCCAGAAATACGATTGACTCGGTCTTGGGCAACTTCATCGCGAATAGCTTGCTCTTTGTTAGCGCCGAGCTTTTCGATTACTTTTTCTCGGTACTCGGAATAAGCCTTTTCAGAGAGGGTGAACGCAGCTGCAACACCAGCCGCTCGACGAGTTCCGATTCGATTTGCGCCGATGATCGCGGTGATGGTGAGAAGTCCCGAGCCCACTGCTGGGACGTAGAGCTTCCAGACGGTTTCAAAGTTCTCCTTCGGGGTGAACGGCTCAGCAGACAATCCTCGATATTTTGTCTCTTCCTCGAGGATCTGCATAGCTTTGTACGTTGCCGTGCCGGCCAAATATGCAGTAGTGACTGTCCCTACGACCCCAACAGATGTGAGCAGTGTTGGCGAATTGTCAATGAGTAGCTTTCTGGCACTAGTGACGACGTTCGCGAGAGTCAAGAGTTTCACCCTTCATGTTGAATGGGTACACCATGGTTTCTTCTTCCGGAACGGTACCTTCTTGCAACCATCCCGGCACAGATCTCAACGGCGCCTGAATAACGGTCTTGTCGCCACCAGTAAGATCTTCTCGGAGTTTAAGAATATCTTTCTGCTGCTGAGCTTCGACTTCGGCGTCTTTCTCGCTCAAATCGTCGAAGAACTGAAGATCATCATTTGTTGGCAGACCGACAACCGAGCCGGCGGTGAGATGCTTTCCGTACTTACTCTTCTGACGGGCCTGATATCCATCAATGATGAGAAGGCCGACAAGACCGAGTACGCAGCAGAGCAAAAATGCGAAACCGATGAGGGTCAATGCTCCGGCGAACATCAGGAGCTGCTGGACTTTCTCAGTGGGCATGAGGGAAACTCTCTGTGATTTGGGTTTGGAAAGAAACGATCGTAGATCCAGATACCTGAGAACAAATATCCGATGAATAGAACCTGACAGAGAACGACGAGTAGCGCGGGCATCAGAGTCTCTTTCTGTTAGGCAAAAGGAAAACCCATAAACCGGGTTAGGGTTTATGGGTTATGAGGGTTCAGTCGATCTGGTCGTAGAACGTGTCGTACAGGTCGTGCTCCTTCAAGAAATCGTCGTGCTGCTTCATTCCGGCCTTGCTGATGGCCGCGCACACGATAACGGTGGCGGTGACAGCGAGGGCGGTCTTGTGCTTCTGGACGAAGGTCTTGGTGGGGCGGTAGACGTTGATGTTCACGGCTTACTCCTAAATAGATGGGGTCTCATTATAAGCCGTGTAATTCTTGCGAGCCAAAACCTATAAACCGGGTTAGGGTTTAAAGGTTTGTGAGTTGTCAGTCCTGGGTGATGTAGTCGTCCGGGTTCTGAATCATGTCGAGCTTCACAACGGCGATTCCGATGACGGCGGCGAAGGCAACCGAGAGGGTTGCGGTCACAGCGGTTTCGTGGGCGGCGGCGAAGGTCTTGATGGTGTTGAACATGGGGGTTCTCCTTATAATCAGGATGGGGGTCTCATTATAAGGCCTGTAATTCTTGCGAGGCAAACCTAAAGCCCGGGTTAGGGGCTCGAGGTTTGAGATGTCAGAACTTGGCTTTGGCGGCGATCTTCGCAATTTCGCAGGCGGTGTTCAAGATTCTTGCGCCAGCATAGATTGCTGTGGCGAGCTTTGCACCGTCCAATACCAGATCTTTGACAATGGGGAGCATTGTCTCTGGATCGAGATATGGATTGGGCAGAGCATCGTCACCAACAATTTTGCTGGCGCGAGGAGTCTTGGTGACACCGACGGTCAACTGACGGTTGAACATGGCGTGGCCTTTCGTAGAGGGGTCTCATTATAAGCCATGTAAAATATGCGAGTAAAACCTAAATACCGTGTTAGGGTATCGAGGCTTTTGAGGTATTACTCTGGGTTGACATACATGAGCGAGAACTCTCCGGCGGGTGTGTCAAACAGCCATCCAGTATTCGAGTCACGCATCCAGTTGGCGGTTGGTTCCGAGAGGTACAAGTGAGGAATGTCACCACTATCTTCTTTTTTGGAAAGATAGATGGCGGCGAGAATTCCAGTTGTAGCTCCGGCAGCAAGGGCAACTGCATAGGTGGCAGGGTTTTCTTTGATGTCTGCTTTGATCTTCGCGAGGGCGGTCTTGATCTTAAGCATGGTGGTCTCCTTAGTAGGGGTCTCATCATAGGCCATGTAATTCTCGCGAAACCCAAACACCTTGTTAGGGTATCGGGGCTTGTAGATCAGCTTCTGTAGAGGGTTTTCTGGTCGTCGGTCATACCGTATCCACGCAGCCCGTTTTCGTTTCCCTCAACATAACCGTTGCGCCATGCGCGGTCAGCACGCTCCGTACCGTTGTCGATTGCAGAATCGATCGCGGTGTGAAGCTGCTTGTCGCAGATAGCTTTGGTTGTGATGTGGGAGACGAACAGGGCAGCGATGATGGCAGCGATGAACTTGAACATGATGTTCTCCTTAGTAGGGGTCTCATCATAAGCCATGTATTTTTTGCGAGGCAAACCTAAAGCCCGGGTTAGGGGCTCGAGGTTTGGTTAGCCTTTCGGTCGGTTCAGAATGCGGTCAGCAGTCCTGTTGTCCGTACCGCCTTGCTTGTAACCGGCATCGTAACCTTTCTCATACGCACGATCAAGAGCGGTCGGAAGTGAAACGCGGTTTGCGTTTGCCTTCTTGGCGATCTTGTATTCGTAGTAATAAGCGGTAGCGATGACAGAAACGAACATGGCAATCAGGGCAACAACAATGATGTTGAGCATGATGGTCCTTTCGTAGAGGGGTCTCATTATAAGCCATGTAATTCTCGCGAAGATCAACTAAGCAAAAATATAAGCCATGTCACCAAAACACAGACCACGTGTAAGCGGATTAGGCTCACAAGTGGTCTGTGTTTTGGGATTGACTATCTGGTAAAACAGGTGTTTCAGCGAAGCTTCATGATGAAAGACACGGCTTTCGATGTGACGATGCCTGCTCGTTCATGGTTCAGAATCAGTAGGATTCCGGCAAGATTCGCGATCATAGTGGCCTTGGTGTCGGTTGACATCCCTTCGGGCTTTTCAGCTTCCTTGAGGTTGTGCAACTTGACCAAGTGGTCCACCATGTTCGCGTATTCTTCCGTATCAACACTGACCGTCTTCATGGATTCGAGCAGACGATCGACAGCGATCTCGAGCGCGGTGGTTTTAGGCGTGGTCTTCAGCTTGAACATGGCGTTCTCCTAGGTAGGGGGTCTCATTATAGGAGAAGTAATATTCGCGAGGTCAGAAGGTGTTGTTTACCTTAAACCGAACCTCAGCCTTGTTATCCAGGTCTTCGGGACTCCCGTTCAACACCAGAGAATATCCCTTCCCGCCCGCGGCAGTCGGTTCAATGTCGACCACGCCATCATACATCGTTGGACCGTTGTAGGCCTTCGAGCTGAAGTTGATCAGAACCCCAACGAACAGATTCACAGCAGCGATCGTACCTACGACCTGTTCAGCTGCCGGCAATCCCCAGATCTGAGCAAGGGTGAAATATAGCGCACTCAGACCCGGAAGAACTACAGTGGAAATTCGCTTCAGCTGGTCGTAGGCGGGATTGCTCAGCTGCACGGTGGTTGAGCTAGAGGTGTCACTCATCGATAGACTCCTTCAGATGTGATGTACGGCGAATTTTCCACAGCAAATATGTCAACGCAGAAGTAGCAAGCGTAATCATGAAAAGTACAATTACGTTTGTCCAGAGCAAAAATGCTCTAGGGCCATCTTCGAGAAAGAATGTCAACACAAATTTCAGCCAGATAGCAAGCATTAGCGTTACCGCCTGCATCATGACAGCGCGTCCTAGCGGCCTTCGGTACCAAGGCACGAACGCGTACAGGACTGGAAATGATGTCACTGTGATTGTAGCTACGATCAAGAGTAATCGACCGAGGATCACGGCCAATTCCATATCACGATGAATCATCGGGGTCCTCCCATAATGCTTTCCAATTGCTCAGCGAAATGGTTCCTCTCCCTGAGTGTGCGAAGTGCTGTTGATACCTCATGTACAGAAGCGGACCGAAGCTCTGTTTTTTTCAGGTTTTCAAGCGATTCTTTCACGGCTTCCACAGACATATCTTCTGCGTTCTTTTTATGAAACCACATTCTGCTCACCCGCTTGACGGATTGCAGTACTGTTGCTAAATATAGCCGTGATAAGTGCATGTGTCGCCTTCCCTTGCTCGAGCAATTGCTCTGCTTGGGCGTCCGACTTGTCAGCTCGCTCTCTTTGCATCTCGAACGCTAGCTGCCATCGACTGGATTCTTCGGCTTTGTCTTTATAAACTCGCCGAGGGACCAAATATCCGAACATGAGCATGAGAACGCCAAGACCAAGAATTCCGCGAACGGTCAAAGTCTCAATAGGTATGCCCATGAACATTATGAAGCCTCCTTCCAGTTACCTGCTTGTCGGCCCCAGGGTCGGGCAAGTTTCCACACACCAGCTACGCGAACGTAGGGAACTGCGGAACGCCAAACCCCTCCAATTTTTACTCTGACGCCGGCCAGGGTCTTGACCGATGTTACCGGACTCCAATCACTCCATCCAACAGAGTTTCTTGTTCTAGACCGAAAGTAATATCGAGTGGACGGGTGTAGCCCAGTTACGACTGTTGGCCCAGAATATGAAAGAATTGTTGTTGGTAGTGATAGTACTAGTGCGTATCCAACTTGCCGTTCGACAATTCCTGTTCCACCAGTGTCTCCATCAGAGAATTCCACAGTCACTGAAGTCTGTGTAATATCGCTGTATTTAACCAATCCTGGAATTTCAGGATCGGACAGCATGGTAACATCTGCTCTGGTGCTGTAAACACTGTACCCAAACGCATTGTGAACTCTGGCCCAGAAATAGTAAGTCGTTCCTGGAACCAGCCCGGTAACCGAGGTTGACAAGTTAGCCGAAATTGTAATGTTTGCGCTTGATGGATCAGTTGATTTTCGATATGTCAATTCACGCAGATCAATTGGCGACCCACCATTATTGCTTGGATCTGTAAATTTAATCTGAACTGACGTAGATGTGATCAGCGATGCCACAGGGATTGTTGGTGCATCTGGAACGGTGTTTCGCTCAATTACCACAGACAAGTTTGTCGGGCCACCAAGTCCGACCGTTCCAGTATCAAACAGTCTGAAGACTACTGTTTGCGTTTCAGTAACCGTCCATTGTCTAACCAATTGCCATTCACCAGATGGCAAGAAGTTAAATGTATTACTGTTTGTTGTATTCCCGTTCACCGTGTAGCCATATGGCAAAGCAGGATTAGAGGTATCAGTGCCAGCTTTAAGCCAGAACTGAATCTTGCCTGCCGTGTCACGGATCATCATTACGCCAGAAGCGCCAACTAGCTTTGTATAATCCGTCACGACAACCTCCTACGGAATGATCTTGAAGTAAATATCTCCGTCTGCGCCACCGGTTGGATCTGTAGTTCCAGAAGTAATTCCTGCGGCAGATCGGTATGCTGACTTTGTTGCGGGAATAAGACTCTTGACCGCAGCAACAAAATCTCGAGTGCGATTGATTTCTCTAGCGCCCCAACGGACTCTGCCAGGTTCTCCAGTTTCCGGAACCAGTGCATATCCTGCGGCTTGCGCCTGGTCGCCTACGGCCATGATTCCTCCTTACGGTTGAACGTTCCAGTATTCGACAGGACCAAAGTCTTCCCACTTCCGATAGCCGTATCCAAGAGCCCAAGAACCAGACTCGTCGAAAGGTACAATCGACAGCGTAGGATACATTCGATCGCCTTCTTCGTCGGAGACAAATATCTGCTCCGTGACTCGCATGTAGGTTACGTAGTTATCGCTATTCCGCAACTCGACAATATCCCCAAGGACGTAATCGGTTCCGTAGATATACTGACTGTGCTGACTGATTTCACCATCAAAAGCAATAACTGGTCGAACCTTAGCCAGCTCTTCGTAACCCTTATAAATCATCTTCAACGATGCATCTGGATCTCCGACTTCAATGTCGGTCATATTGATCATCATCACGTGACGATCGAAACCCTCAGAGCTTGCAGCGACATCATCCGGATATACCAGCTCAAAACCCGCCGGGGAAAATACGTAGGCAGCGTTCTTGTAATTGGCTGTAGATCGAAGTTCCGTTGTGTTCTTAAGGTTCTCAAGTTCAGGCGAGAAAATAACAGCGGGAACTGCAGTCTGCCTTGAAGTACGATCGTTTCCCGTGTAGATGTCGAAATATAGAGGCGAGGCGAATTCGTTTCTTGGCATACGGAAACCAAGACCCCATCGATCGCACAAAGCTTTGATTGCGGCGTAGACTGTCTGCGGTTCGAGCTCAACAGTAATTACATCTGAAGGCTCGGGGTTGGTATCTCCAGTAGGAGTTCCGCCAGGGGTAACCAAGGGAAATATGTCTGCCGAATCCAGCATACCAACCACACAGATTTGATAGAAAATCTCTCTACAAATCTCCGCCGGCGTTCCAGCCAGAATCCATTTCGGATTTGTAACCGTGTCGGTCAATGCCGCTGCAGCAATTCGATCTTCAAGCTGCTGTTCAATGGACACGCCAGAAATGGTAAGCATTCTTTCGCCGTCATCACTGATAGCATCATTAACAGTTGTGATGAGCATCACGAAGAACGAATCACTACATCCGAGCATAACCCCCGGAGACAATTGCTGACGATTGGCTGGCGTTGCTGGGATGACTAGTTCAAAGTCACCAAACGCAGAATATCGCTCAGTCCAGATGTAAGACTTGTAACGACTGATGATGTACTCACGACGAGTTTCGGTGTCCAGAGTGTAAAACTCCATTACAAACCTCCGTATCGTCTTGTGTACGTCATTGTGTAGGGGACTGCGGCGCCCGATGCGTAAACACGAAACGCATTAGTTCCATGTAAGAATTCCATCCAATTAGATTGTGAAGGAATTCCATAAAGAATCGATGATTCAACGCCGGCTCTCGTCAACCGAGCAAATCTAAATCCAGAGACAGTACTGATGGTGACAATATCGCCAGAAACTAGCGATGCCTCAACATCCATTGTGCGGATGGTACCATCTGGTGTCTGATGGTACATCGTGAACCCAGACATAGTTCGGTTCACGTTTAAAACAAATTCAACACCACTTTCGACAGTTCCAGAATATTCCAGAGTCGTATCCGTGGTGCCGGCCGTCGTGTTTCCACTCAATGTGATCGAGTTTGATTCCAAGAAATCTGGATTCCAACACATGATTGAAATATCGACGGCCGGCTCTTTGGTGAACATCGCGCTTTCCATGGTTTCCACTGTGCCCTGAATATCAACCACAAGATCGTCGTCCATGAAGAATCTCAGACTGACTTCACTTTTTGGCATGAAAAATGGGTACAGCGCCTGCCGCAGGGACCGAACCGTCGCGATAGCATAATCAGGGACAAGCCCCAACGTCATCGTGATATTTCTGGCGTCCCTGCGGGCAGACTGGAACTGAGCACCGTCTTGTTGCGCAAAGCTTGACGAGACCAGACTAGCTTTGACCGGGTCTAGCCCCTGAATATCCTGAACGTCGTAGCCCAGGGTTTCATCACCCAGAGGAAGACTCAAGGTTCCGCCCTGACCTCGCACTTCGAGCAACGTCAACATTACTTAGTCAGAGCTCCCTTCGTCTGTGATAGTTGGTTTCTGGTCTGTCGGTAAATCTCGGCGTGCGACAAAGCCTTTGGTGAGGTGTTGTTCTGAACAAACTGAATTGGCCGGACTTCCGAAGCTGTTGCTGCAGCAATTTCTGCTACCTGCTGGTTAGCGTCATAAGTACGCCGTGCCGCACGGGCTTGAGCGTAAGTGGTGTTTGCGTTAACCGACAATGCGGAACTGCTTGGAATGAGAGACCCAAGTTTGCTAGATCCCTTTTGTACATCCGTCAAATCCATCACTGGTCGGATAGTAGGCTGCGCGTCGACACTGTCGGCAATCAGCTGATCCATACCAGAGATAGACTTCTGCATAGCTAGAATTGCATCCTTGCCGACGTTCTTAGCCGACTCGGCCACAATATCAGAAGTCTTGTCCAGACCATTCGCCATGCCTTGTGTCGAGAACTTTCCAAGCTTCTCGAATTCCTTAGACGGAGAATTAATTCCAAGGAAGTCTTTCGCTGCATTCAACGCCGCGCTAGCAGCATTTTTAGCAGCACTAACCACTGCACTTGCTCCGTTTGCCAGACCCTTTACCATACCATCGATGATGGCGTCAGCAAGGTTAGCGCCAGCAGCTTGCATTGCAGCCTGATTGTTACGGATGGAATCGGCCAAACCGTTAACAAAGCTGATGATCAACTTCACACCGGAGTCAACAATCCGCGGCAAATTCTTAGAAATGCCATCGAGGAAATTCACGATGACGTTAGTTGCCGTAGTGACGACCTTACCGATGTTATCGGCGATCCCCTGCAAGAATCCTGTAAGGATCTTCAAGCCAGCAGCTACCATTTTGGGCACTGCGTCAGCAAACTGCGTCAGCATGTCGGTAAGAAGCGTAAGCAGTGTCGAGATGATCTTTGGCGACAAGGTTGCAATCGCCGTGAGTAGAGATGTGATCATTGCAGTTGCAGCTTTGAGTACCGCTGGCGCTGCAGCAGCAATAGATTCCGCAAAGGCAATCACTGTCTGACCAATTGCCGTAACAATCTGCGGAAGAAGGGCCAACAGTGCAGTTACAATTCCAACAATTGCTGCTGTACCCGCAGCCCCAGCAACCGAGATGGCTGTAAGAGCTACGGAGAACAGCAACAGACCTGCTCCGGCAGCAAGCATTCCAAGACCCAACAGCCCAATGGCTGCACCGAGCCCCAGAAGTATTGGGACTACCGGAGCAAGTAGAATTCCAGCAACACCAATCACCGCTAGAGCTGCTGCGAGGGCAATTAGACCCTTAGCAATTTCTCCCCAGGTCATACCCGCAAAAGCCGAAAGAACTGGCTGAAGTAGCGCCAAGCTTGCCGTAACGATCAATAGAGCAGCTGCCCCTGGAAGTGCGGTAGTCATTACGGCCATTGCTGCCGCGATGATCCCCAAAGAAGTTGCAAGAACAACAAGGCCCTTAGCAATCTCTTCCCAAGACATTTGTGACATCTGTTCAAGAGCAGACGCTAGAATGCTAAGTGAAGCCGCCACGATTAGAACCGCAGCCGCCGACAGCACACTTGACGGTGGAATGAGTATTAGAGCAGCAGCCATAACTGTCAAGCCGCCGGCCATACCCACAAGGCCTTGCGCAAGTTCTTCCCAAGATAGTCCGGAAATATCCTTCAGAGCACTAGCCATGACTTTGATAGCCGCAGCAAGCAACAGTAGTCCAGCTCCGGCAAGCAAGCCGCCGCCCTCGGCAGATGCAAACTTGGTGTATAGAGCCAAAGCTCCAAGAAGAACTGCAACTCCAGTCAACCCTTGGGCCATTTCTTCCCAACTAAGACCGGACAAATCAGTTACTGCACTGACTAGAACCTTGATTGCTGCTGCCAGAATAAGAAGACCTGCGCCAGCTGTAACCATACCACCAGCTTGGCCTTCCATACCCTTTACAGCAAGTACGAGGAGACCGATTAGAACAGTTACCCCGCCAAGACCCTTAGCCAGTTCTTCCCAGCTCAACTTCGACAACGCAGTCACCGCAATGACTAGAATATCGATAGCGATAGCAAGAAGAATCAGAGCAGCTGCCGTTGCAGGCAACTTCAACAATCCTCCAGCTGCAGTAGCTTTGGCGAACAGCGCCATAGCTCCAATAAGCTGAGTAAACATGATCGTAAGTGCACCGAGAGCTTTGGTAAGCTTTTCGGAATCGATCATTGACAAAGCTACAACAGATACAGTCATCAAGGCAATTGCTGCTGCAATTTCAAGCAGGGTCTTAGCCTTCAACTGGGCCTGCATAGCCTTCATTGTTCCGGTCAAATTCTCGAAAGAACCTCTAATAGATTCGAAGAATCCATCACCAACGTTGACATCTCCAAAGAGACTACCCGAGGCAAATTTACGAAACGCTAAAACAAGCGCAGCAAACAGCCCGGTGTTGATTCCATCTAGAATTTTGGTGTAGTTTCCGCTTGAGAATGCTTCACCGATAGAATCCATAAGAGATCCAAAAGCATCCGAAATTGCCGGAGCCATCTCTTTGAATTTACTCCAGATGGTATCAAATATCCCAACAGCCTTACCCCAAGCAGTTGCGATTACATTGCCAAGAGCACCAAGTGGAGCAAATCGTTCTTGAATTCCAGAAATATCCGAACTGCCACCGAAAGCATCAGCAAGTACTCCAACAAAAGCTTTAATCAACTTAATTGGAATTGCCAGAACATTCCCGATCTTTTCAAATATGTTACTAAGACCATCGCCATTGACGATCGCATCACGAACCTTGACAAGAAAATCACCAACATTGGCAGTGAAATCAAGAATACCACCAGAACCTTCGGTAGCTGAACTGAACAAACTAACGAAAGTCTTAACGATTTGCTTGACAATTTCAATGCCAATGTCAAATACAGCAAACACACCAGCAAAGGTTCGCTTAAGCTTGTCCATCGTGTCGTCGCCAAGAATAAGACTCTGGGTGAATTCACGAAGATTGGCCGTAAGGTTGAACAGTTGTGCGCCAGTTGTTGCTGGAAATATCTCTCGGAAAGCATCCTTGATTGGCGTTACAACTGAAATAAGAGCCTTGAACGCATTACCAATTGCGTCGATGAGGAGCGTACGCCCACCCATCTCTTTCCAGTCACCAATGACCTTGTTTCGAGCATTTGCTGAAGAGGATATGAAACCACCAAGAACATTGTTGACGTTTGTGAACAGCACTTTAGCTTCGTCGAAGTCGCCAAATATGAGCTGCCACGTTTGTGCCCAACCTGAGCCCGCGGCTTCCCGCAACGTTCCCATAAGCTGAGTTACAGTTTTAACTTCAGTAGCTGCAGCCTTAGCCACCGCTGCCTGATCCTGAATGGCTTTGATTTCGGCCTTACTGAAACCCTGCGCCGCCAACTCAGCGTCGGACAAGTCCCCAGTGAACTGAGATAGAGTCTTAGTCAGAACTTCAGATGTTAACCAAGATTCTTCGCCAGGCTTTGCCGTAATTGATTCACGGAACGACTGGCCCTCAATAGTGACATTTTTCATGTCGCCCTTGAGTTTAACAGAACCCTTACTTAGGGTTCCCATTTTCTCGGCGGTTTGCGCCAAAGCACGCTGGAATACCGTGCCGCCCATACCAGCATTGACAACTGAGTTCCAGTCCTCAAGTGAAACACGTCCCGCAGAAATAGCCTGCGAAAGCTGGTACATTGCAGTTGACGCCTGCTGAGAGTTTGAACCAGACAACGCAGCAAGGTTGGCAATACCCTTAATTGCGGCCGTAGCGGTCTTCAAATCCACACCCGCGGCAGTAAATGTACCAATGTTCTTGGCCATCTCACCGAAGTTATAGATTGTCTGGTCAGAATATTTGTTCAACTCAAGCAACGTTGCGTTAACGTCTTTTAGCTTGACACCAGCCGCTGCAGTGTTAGCCAGAATTGTCTGAACCGAGTTTAGACCCGTTTCATATTCAGCAAAGCCGGCCTTCAGTGGATCTAGAGTAAGATTTTTAGCCAATTCTGCGCCGGCAGTTACTGCTTTGTTTACAATCGTCGCCAACGCAGTAACTGCAATTACAGACATTGCGCTAAATTTAGCACCAATGCCTTCTACACTGGATGCCATACCAGCAAGGCTAAAACGGCCAGCAGCAGCGCTAACATCGTCTAGACCTTTTGACGCTCCATCAAGCTTCAGTCCAGAATTCAGACTAACCAATGATGCTAGAGTGGTTTTGACTGCTGATTCGAACTGAGCGTTGTCGAATTTGATCTGTACAACGCGGGTGTCAACACCGGCCATTAAGAGGTCACCGCCTTTCCGATGTTAGTTATGATTTGTTGGAATATGGGTTCAATCGCTGGATTGATGTAATCTCGACCAGCAACAAATCCACCGGTCCCCGTAGCGTATCCATATTGCAACATGATCGCTACGGGGAATCCGTTTTCAAGATCGGTATTGTGCCACACAATAACCGCCGAGTCCTTATCTGCTTGAACTTCGTAAGTCCATGAATTTGCAGCTAATCCGGATTCGGCTGGAGTTGCAGATGCTAGAGCGTTAACTCCAGCCTGGCCAGAGGAACTCAGAACACTCGTAATGTTAAATATAGCCATCTTTTTGAGGAACGCTTCCGTGCTGGCAAACGATCCGCTCGAACTGAGTGAAATTCCGCCCACTGCAAACTCCTAGTTAAATCGAAGATGTGGCAGTGTATGTACCATCTCCATTGTCGACAACGAAATCTGATTTGAGCTGGAAGTGATCCGCGTCCAGTTCTTGAACATCATCCATAGATCCAGAAGCTGTGAATTCTCCAGCACCAGGCCCGAGAGTAATAAGGAACGGCGGGATTGGTCCACCCTCAAGGTAAATCTCGATCATTTCTGCAGGCGTTGGTAGCCTTGGCGCAGCAATGTCGGAGCCATAGAGAATATCTTCAATAGCCGCAGTAACAAATGGATCGCTCAAACGAGAATCAATGACAACATGTGCTGTCGGTCTAACGCCAGGAATATGTTCTGGCTTTGTCGAGAAATCCCAACTAAATGTCAGAGTGTCCGGTGAATCGGTTTCTGTTTGGTTAGTTTTCTGTGATGGATTTGCACGGGCGTTGTAGACAATATGAATCTTGTATCCATGATCTGCACCGTCAACGTCGTTTCCAACTTTGGTTCGATAACTAAGACCAAACGGGAGTCGATACTGTTGGGTTACAAAGAATCCATCATCTAGAGCAACTGTCCCATCACAAACAGCAAATTCAAGAGGGTATGTGTAAGCTTCAATCGTTCCAGAGAATTCTTCTGGCGCACCTCGGTCTTGGTACTTCAACCCGTCCATGTAGCGAGGTGTAGAATCGCCACCGCTGGGGTTTTCTGAAACTGCGATCAAGCCCGACCATGCAACACCGTCGCCGGTTTTTGGGTACAGAACCCCTCGGTCAACTCCGACTTCAAAAAATCTTTCGCCAGGGTTGCCCCAGGTAAGTTTTGCCATGCCCGTGCCTCCTTTCGCAGTTATCCAGAAGTTCCAAGTTTAGCCAAGCGCTGCTCATTCAAACTTCTCTGTCGAGCGGCTACTTCGCGAGTAGACATCTTCTTCTTTGGCGCATTCTTTTGGTTAATTACTTGCACTAAGGTCATCAAACGATTGAGATGCCAGTGTTGACACTCAAAAGGAATGTTCAGGGCAACCATCCAGTAATAGATGATCTCCGCTGTAATAATTTCAGTTTGACGCCTTGTCGGTTCTGCCTTAAACCAAGTGGCAGTCATCTTTGCGTCGATGTAGGACTTGATTTCGTCCAAATTTGCTTTAGACAACCTGAGGAAAACCTCCGGAGGAACATTGTCTGTAAGCGTCATTGCTTGGATGTACCACATTGTTTCTTCATAAGTCTTGTCTTGCGCATCGAGAAAGGGTTTCTCGAACTTTGACTCCCATTTTGACAGGGAGGCCAGAGAATGCTCAATCTGCAGTTCAAAGGTTTCCCCGTCAACGAATTCTTGAGTTTCCTCATTGAAGAACTCTTCGTCTGACAGCGGGACAAGTACAGTGAGCATTCTCCAGCCTCCTTATCGAATCGAGACGACTTACACGAAGTCGTAGAACCAGTCGTCGTCTCCAACGGCCGGGAATCGGTAGCCAGGCGCCGGAGATGCGGTGACAACCGTGTCCTCGGTGATGACGACCGGACCAGCAGCCTTGACGACGCCGTTGATCTTGTAGACAACCCCGGTAACCGTCGGGATGGTGATGGTGTGCGTTCCCGAAACGAACGTCGGCTCGGTCGGGGTTGCCAGAACGGTCGTACCAGCGAACAGCGCGATGACCGCAGCCGGCAGAGGAAGCTGCGGGTCGGCGCCAGGGGTACCGAACAGCAGGTCCTCGAGCTCAGCCAGAGCCGCAGCATTTGCGGTAGTTGAGTCGATCGTCAGACTGGACGTCGGCTTGTACTCAACGCCCTCGATCGACCCCACGTTGACCGATGTGGTGGACAGCTCCCAGCTGAAAGTCAGCGCCTCAGGCGAGTCGTTGACGGTGTTGTAGGCCTTCTCCGACGGAGCAGCAAGAGCCCCGTAGATCAGGTGGAGCTTGTAGCCGAAGTCGGTGCCGTCCAGGTCGTTTCCGACCCGAGTGCGGTAAGCCAGCCCGAAAGTCTTCCGAGCCTGCTGTCCGACGAAGATTCCCGGCTCCGGAGAAGCGGTACCGTCGCACTGTCCGAACTCGAGCGGGTAGGTGAACGCCTCGATGGTGGCACCGAACTCTTCGGCAGACACCAGGTTGAGGTACTTGATGTTGTCCGCGTACTGCGGGCTGGCCTCAGCACCAGTAGGCGACTCCGTAACGGAAACAAGACCGTTCCAGGCGTAGCCATTGCTGTAAGCACCCCCAGCATCGGGAATGTAGAGGACCCCGTGGTCGACACCGGTCTCGTAGTACCGCTGACCCGTGAGGTCCCAAGCAAGCTTGGTCATGCCATCTCCTAGTAATAGAGGTCAAAAACGTCATGGTTGAGATTAAATGCAGTAAAGAATCTGCTATGCCTGCAAAGCGGAAGCTGCGCGACTTTGTCCGGAATATCGCTATCGGGATTCCGGTCAACGACCGTCACTTGATACCGCTTGGTCCTGCGATACGGGAGATCGTCAGCGTGTTCAGTAAGAGCAACATCCCTGTGATAGACAATACAAGGATACTGCATCTCCACCGAAGCTGGCGGTTGGAAATATACGTTCACAGTTCCAAGAATTGTCTCAAGGAGTGTCTGGAGCTCTAGCCTACGTGGGTCCGTTGTAAACACCTCCAAGCCTCAAGATAAGTCGGGGTCTCTGAATATCAACATCTGAGATTTTCCACAGAGACCCCGACCACTTGACATAGCGCATGTTTGGAAAGTTTTCATTTGCGTAAGCATCTGAAACGATACTGATTGAGTTTCCTACAGTCATATCGTCGTTAACACTTTCCCCATTTGCGTACTTCTTGGTGTTACGGAGGACGTCACCACGGTAATATCGCTCCGTAATGACGTCCTCCCACACTCCAGGCGCAGATTCCACAGTGCTACCGTAACCGATCACATCGTGGAATCGCATCTGGTTACTCCTTGGATCAGGCAGGCCGCTTGAAGAACCAGCTGTCCACGTGGTCGTCGTTGGTGGAGAAGTAGTAGCCAGCCGCCGGAGTGGCGTTGACCGTGGTAGAAGCGCCGGCCGCCAGAGCGGTCTGAGCACCAGCGGTCAGAGTGGTACCCGCGGCGTTCTTGTAGACAACACCGGTCTGCGCCGGGATGGTCACAACGCCGGTGGCCGACACGAAGGTCGGGTCATTCGGGACAACCAGAACGTTGGTCGAAAGGGTCTTACGGATCACCAGAGCGGACTTCACCTTCACCAGGGCGCCGGAGAGCCGGGTCTCGATGAGGTACTTCTGCTGGTTGTAGTCGATGTCGAAGTCGTCGAACATCGACACCTCGCCACCCTTGTCCGTACCCACGTTGAAGTCGGACAGGTTGACGATGATACCGATCAGGTCGGTGCTGTCGTTCATCGGCTCAACCGTGATGATCCGGTCGACACCCAGAGCCGCAGCCACATCGGCGTTGGTCGGGTAGAGACGCCGGCCCTGAGTGTCCTTGGCCTGCTTGAACTTGTTCAGAGTCCGGATCGTGGTGTAGAAGTCCGGCGTACCGGTCCCCTTGTAGTACTCCATCCCATCCATGACCAGGTCGATGACCTCATCGTAGGTCGAGTTGGCATCGTCGATGTTCGCCGTGATGGTGGTGGCGTACAGCTCGTTGTCGTTCGCGATCGAGCGGATACCGATACCATCCGCGGCGCCGATCGGGTCCTTGATCTTGTCCGGGTCGGAAACGCTCCGGCCGTCGCCGATCAGGATGGCCCGAGCAACCTCCTCCTCGAGCATCATGCGCATTTCCTGCTTGAGCCACGCGATAACGTCGAAGCCGGTGATGTCCAGAACGTCGTCCCGGTCCAGCTTCTGCTTCTTGTAGACCGTGGTGGGCGAGGTGACTCGCTTGCTGACGCCGAACCACTCCTCGACCTTCATGCTGCCCTTGACGTAACCCTTTGCACGAGCCTCGTCAAGGGTCAGGTCAGCCACGATGCTCTTCACCCGAGAGAACGGGCTGTGGCTGGTCTGCGCCAGAACCTGGGCAACCCACTCGGTCCGACGCTTGTTGAACTCCGGACGGTCGTTCAGGGTCTGCGCGTCCGGGAACAGCAGATCGATGTTGGTGATGCCGTGCTGCAGAGCGTAGGACTCCACAGCGTCACGCAGAGAACCGCCACGGATGGCGCTCTGGATAACGCCCTTGACGTCATCCTCAGACATGGCGTGACGCAGCTCGCCGCCGGCCGTCTGCTTCGGAGCGGTCTTGCTGTTGGTCTCGAAAACGTTCAACTGCGTGCCTTCTTCCTGGTGAGCGAGGTTGTCCTCGGCGTCTTTTGAATCTTCAGACATGCTGGATTGTGCCACCGAGGGCGTGGCGGCCTCAAGAGCCTGGCCGATCATGTAGGTCACGACCCGCTTCTCGTCTTCGGTGAGGTCGTCGTAAACCTCTTTGATGGTGCGATCCTGAAGTGCGTGCTCAATTTCTGGATCGAATTCGTCCTCTTCGGGCTCTTCCACCTCAGAATGTTCAAGCGGAAGACCGGTGTAAATGACGGCTTCATCCTCGAGAACCTCAGGATCGAAACCTTCCCCATGGGCCACACGAACGAAGTCGATGAGTGCACCCTTGTTGGCGCCAGAAAGAACGAGACTGACCTCTCGGATCATTCCGTGCAGAACGCTCTTGGACTTCTCCACAAGCTGATTCGCGTAGATAGACATCGCAGTGATGTCCTCGTGCTGAACCATTGCCTTTGCCGACTGACCAGCAGACGTCTTGTTGAAGAAACCATAAGCGTAAACGCCATCGGGACGGGCTTCGAGGACTGCGTGACCGAGAACATTCTCGACCTTGTCGTGCACGTGCTGCCACACGAGTGGGACCTTCATCCCATCCATGTGCTGGAAGGCCTGAGGCGTGATGGTTCGACCATCAGTGCACTTCAGCCCAGCCTTGGTGGCGTAGCCGCTGAAATCCGCTGCTTCCATTTTGACCGTTTCCTACCTTTCTACTTTTGGGTTGGGCTGCTTGACTTGACCGCAGTCTTCGACTTGCTTGACGACGCGTTAGCAACAGCTTTGGCACGAAGTTTGGCAATTCGTTTCTCCATCGTTGCAATCTTCGCCGTTAGATCTTTGGCTTGCGTAGATAGAGACGTTGGTTTGGCATCGTTCTTATGCGCCTTTGCGTACTTTTCCGCAGATTTCTTAGCCGCTGCTTCTTGCTTTGCGGTTTTCTTCTCCGGTTTAGCTGCACTAGACGTTGCGTCAGAAAGTTTAGATGCCGCGCTCTTTGACGTGCCGCCACTTCGAGCTTGTGCTGCCTTTACAAGCTGCTCAACAACCTTCTTCAAAGCATCGAGGCGAGCCTTTAGCGCATTGACTTTTGCCTCTAGAGCTTTATGTTTGGCTACTTTTGCAGCTTTAGCGGCAGCTCTTTTTGCTGCGGCAATAGCCGGATCAACTTTCTTTCTACCCTTCAACTTTCGGGTTCGAAGATAGTAAGCCCGGCGTTTAGCGGCGTCGTACTCGTGTTGAAGAGAAGACTCAGACCCCAAGTTCATCAAGACTCCTCATGATCTCATCGATCGTAGAGTTAGCCCCGTCCAGTGCCGATTGAACTGCAGCACTGCCATCATCTTCCTCCGGATCTTCTTCCGGCAAAGGATCAAGCGACGGATCTTCTGGGTCGGTTTGGTCTGTGGTTGCAGCATCGGCCGGCAAAGGTTCAGCTGGCTGAGGCATGTTGCTGTTGATAAGTTTGTCAGCCTTCGGGTCCTTAGACGGCTTCCAACCAATAGCAGAACGCATATCGTTAGCCGACGCGATTTCGTTCCGCGTGAACTTATCTGCAATTTCCGCGATTTGTCCAATAGGAACAAGTTCAAATGGGTCACGGTAATACTTGACAGCCTGTCCCTGAGAGCGGGCTGTTTTAGTCAAAAATGAGCGAGTCATACCTTCGATGATTGCATTCAAAACCGGTTTAATTGTCCGGTTCATATAGTTCAACATCGCCTGCTCATCCGCGGTACCGTTCATGACAGCGTCGGTTAGCCCAAGCTGAGCATACAACATCGCCGTTAAATATTCGACCTGGGTAAGAAGATTGTTCTCTGCGGGACGGTTAAGCTGAGTGATCTTTTCCGTGCCATCAGTGTATGCGATACCGTACTTGCTGCCCTTGAGCTGGAACTCAATATCAGTTCGGCGTTGTTCTGCCTGCTGACGTCGAGCTTCAGACTTGATCACATACGGCAGCTGAATGATCATGTCGAGCTTACCTGAGCTAGATGCCTCATCGACCGAGTCCAACATGTTAAGCTTACGAATAAGCCTCTGCAAAGTTGAGTTCGGCTGATTCATCACCTCATAAAGAGGATTTTCGACGATCGCTACGTACTTCTTTTCAAGAGTAAGTTCTGTTCGGTACCCGAGCTCCTGGTTGTAGAGCAACACACGAATATGATTAGGGTACCAAGCTACGATCTCTCCGCATCGCAAAGTCTTGATGTCGAACGATCCAAATTCACTTGGATCTAGTGTTGTGTCGACAGGAACGATAGCGGCAACGCCTTTGTCAAACAACGTCATAGCTACGTCTTGCCGAAATGCTGTAGCGGCCTGATCTAGATTGGCTTCTACCGTAAGACAGTTGTGTAGTCCACTTTTGATGTCCTCAACGAACTGTTCGTTATCATCCAACCGAACATGCCGTAGGGGGACTGCAGAAATATCAACGCTCAGTCTTGTGTAGATTGACGAGATGATTGATCGCTCATTCGAGTAAACCCGACGAGCTCTATCTGGACGCGGACCATAACTAGCACCAAGTTCTAGAGGTCGACCGTAACCTTCGTCACGCTCTTGTTCCTCATTGGTGAAAGCGTTCCAAGCATGTCTGATCTTATCTCCGAATTTTGCCACTTCCCACCTCCTTTCCTGAATATGAACGGGTTGATTACTTTACGCGATACTCCATGGTTGTCAACCCGCCCCAAACAAGATCGGTTGGGTCAATGTCTTCTTCGAGAACTTTAAACCCCAACTTTTCATAAATATGTCTGGCGTCTGGAGAATTTCCAGGAACTTCGAGAGTTACCTTTTTGTAACCACCGGCTTTTGCTTGGTCTTGAACCGCACGCATAGCTTCAGTGGCATAACCTTTCCCTCGAGAACCCTTTTTGACGTCAATCCAATTCACATAGAGGTCATCTTCACTTTTTTTGGCAATGATGGCTTCGCCAAGTTTTTTGCCATCTTTGTCGTGGAGAGTAAGAAAGGCGCCCTTGTTGTACATGTTGGTGTATCTAGTGCTCAAACGAGATAAACCTTTAATCATAGCGTTTGGCGGGTTTTTTGATATGACCAACTTGTCGCCACTTGCTGTGGTTCTTTCAATTCGATCTGGTCCAAGACCGACAAGCTTGGGTTTTGATGAAGTTTCTTTTCGAACGCCCCAATGCATACCCTTGACACCGAAGTGTTCAATCATGGAGTCTAAAGACGGCTTATCGGCATCCAAATATATGCGCTTTGTTTCGTGATGCGTTGACATTTAACCTCCTCTCCATGATAAAGATATGTTACTACTTGTTGTAGGCCCCGGTTTCCTGCTTGCGTTCGATTCGTCGAGAGTGTGCCGACGTTACTGCAATTCCCGCTAGAGGAACTGCCGCGCCAACCCCGGTCAAAGCGAATACTCCAAGAATCGCTTTTTCACCACGGGTCAATCGAGCAGCAGTAACCCGATCCGGATTCTTCAGAAACTCAATTTTCATGTCTGCTAGTTTTTCTTTCCCAGCAGCACGTTCCGGACTTCGACCCTTGGTAGTTCTCACCAGGTCGTTTGCTGCCTTGTTGTATTTTGCAGCTTCTTTGTTCACGTTTGCTCTGGCAACTCGAATTTCATCACCGGTAGCTTGCGCTCGAGTCTTACCCCACTTCATTCCGAGAACGCCGTAGTGGCGCAGCTCTTCCAAAGACGGTTTTTCATCATCGATCATTCAAAAGCCTCCTTGTTAGCTTTGTATGCCACATAAGCGTCCATCAGGGCAGAAACGTTGTCGATCTTTTCTTCTTGGCGCTTCTTCAACAGTTTACGGTTGCCATTAGTGTCTTCCAATGTGATTGCGTTTCCCATGGCAAAGGTCATGAGATCCTGATCAAATATAAGAAGACGTTCTTCGCTGAGTTTCTTGAGCTCTCCAAGAGGCACTGATTCGGTTCGTGCACCCTGAATAACTTTCTCTACACCGAATGGACCATTCTCTGCTTCCCATCGAGTTACAAATTCTTTGGCGTTGTATGGGTCAAACCCAAAGGTTCTAACATCATACTCCGTCGATGCTATGAACGCATCCAAGTCGTCATAGACTTCCATCATGTTAAGAATGTTTCCATCCAGAACATGAAGGCTTCCTTCGGTAATAAACTGTTCATACTTCTGTCGCATTGCTCCTGGCAAACGAAGCATTGTCAAAGATGAAATATAGCTTCGAGTCTTAACGCCAAATGAATCGTTACCCAAGGGGAACAAGAATGTGAATGCACAGAAGTCATCGCCCTGTGAAAGGTCGGCGCCAAGTGAACAAGGCATTCTCCAGAAATCGCGTTTACGATGAGGGAGTGTTTCCTCATAAGTGAAGAAGTATGTGTAACCCTCCATAGGGATTCCAAACCTCTTTGCCAAAATATCGTTGCGCGATGCTGGAGCTTTCTCAGCTCGTTCGACGTCCAGATGATAGACGTCGTAAGTTACAGTTTTGCCAAGATTTGGATTTGCTTTCAACCATAGTTCTGGATGGTTGATTTCATCAAGTTCATCTAACTTGTAATGCCAAATAGAAATATGCGGCGCAAGGTAATCACCTTTAAGAATGTCGGAAAGCTCCATCTTAATTGTGTCACCGGAACCGTTTCGAACAGTCCCCTCTGAGCTGATCGCTACAATCAAATAATCGTCCAGTTTGGACGCACCCTGCTCAATTGCGCCAACTACATCTTCGCGAATATCGCCAGACAACCATTCGTCAACCGTTGAGATCTTTGGCCGCAGACCCTGAAGTTTGTTAATAGACATGGGCCGAACTTCAAGCATAGATCCAGTCAAAAAGTTTTCGACGCCTTTTTTTGTCGAAGCTAGTTTGACTCGATTTGCTTTTGACCCGGTTGTGTTTTGCAAAGAACCTTCCGTCAAAAATTTGAACAGAGGTCCTCTAGATCGGGTAATAGAAGTTCTGATAGGCGACATAACTTCGTCGGCCTGTTTCATTGTTGGCGCAGTACTAATCTGATGGGTTGTTGCTGTGTCGACATTCAAGAAATAATTCTGGATGCAAGATGCGTACATCGACTTTGCTGCGCCACGAGCCACAATCAAATATTGCTTTGTGGTCAATCGCTTCTTGATTGTCTTGGTCACATACTTTCCCCCGTGACCATCTTCTGCTGGCTGATACACACTTCGCTCAACAAAGAAGTACCAGCCAAATATCTGTTCAGCCCAGAGCTTGAACGACGGTAGCAAGTGTAAGTCACTACCGTCGGTCAAGGTAAGCTCATTCTCACAGTAAAGAATAAATCCTTCAACTGCAAGATCGTCGTAGTAAATGTTTGGGTTGGCGATGAGCGCATCAATGCGATTCATCTCCATTGCAATCTCGCGGTTTACGGGAACACTACCCCGAAGTACAGCTTCGCGAAACTGGCCATAATATGTAGGCGTCGCAGTACATGACAGCGCCATTGCCAACCCTCCTTTCTACTTTCCGGATAATGCCTTTGCGACCTTCTTTGCAGCGAAGTCGTTTGCGGCTCTGGTGGTTTGCTGCTTCCCGACATTACCAAGAAGATCCACGATGAACTTTGTAGCTGCAGACTTTGGTGTTGGCGCAAGCGTGTTGAACTGTCGTTCCAAATTCATTCGTTCAATTGCCGTTCGAAGTTCATCATTCGAAAGAGCTTTTGTTCCCGTCTTCTTTCCAGTGGTCTTCAATTCACGACCACGGACAAAATCCGGATGAGGTTCTGGAGCCGGAGTAGAACCTTCACTCTTACGAACACCCCAGTGCATTCCCTTGACGCCATAGTGCTTCACTGGTTCGCCAAGAGTGATCGCTGTGATGATTCCATTTTTGGCTTTTGCTACTTTCAACTTTACGTTTTCAGCAGCATGCTTGATGTCTTCAAGAACCAAAGACCAATCGTCCTCGCCATCAAGAATATGAACGCCGAGCCGCTTTGTTCCGGAGGGATTTGATCCCAATGAATTTGCGTAGGTATTCAATGAATCAACAAAAGCATCCTGTACTTCTTTGTGATACTTCTTTGTGATTGGATGATTGTCATTCAAGAACAATCCGGCATCGGCAGCTTTTTTGTATGCTGGCTTAGCATTGATTGAGTCGATTTTATTTGCGTTGAAGTCTTTTGCGCCGGCGTTGTAAATTTCAAAGAACTTTTGGGTAGTACTCAAGTTCTTCTCAAATTTCTGGTCAAGCTTTTGGAGCTTCTTTACTTTGACCGCTTCGCCTTCATGACCCTTGTCATTTCGAACACCCCACTTCATCCCCTTGACACCGAAGTGTTCGAGGACGTCATCGAGTTCAGACATAACGCCTCCTTACTTTTGATTAGTACGGTGTTGGGGTGATTTCGATCAAAGGGTGTAGTTTTCCTTCTCGGTACGTGTTCAGACGCCATTCGAGTTCCGCAATCTGCTTCTGCATCGCGTCGATGTGAAACGAAGTAGACGGCGGATCGAACAGCATCCGAACACGCAACCAGATGTACGTCTTGACGGCAGCCAACATTGCGTCATCGCCGATGAAGTCAGCCCACACTTCTTCGGCACCCCCGATGGCGAAGCCGTTTTCCGGGCCGATTCCGAGCTGGTTCAGAACCATGAACATCGAATTGATGTGCATAAGGATGTCGATGTCGAATCCTTCATCCACCTCGTCGAGGCCCAAAACCTTCTTCACACTATTGAGGATGCTATCCATGTGGTACTCACCTCCTAAATCAGGTGTTGTTGAGGTTACGCTTTCTCGCTGCGAGGAATGCGTTGTCTGTGCGAGGACCCCATTGACCATCCGGAGTAAGTCCGAACGCCTTCTGGAACTCCTTAACCCAGTTGACCAATCCAGTCTGAGTCTTGATTCCCCAGACGCCGTCCGACTTGGTGTCAACCACCAACTGCGCAGACTTCACGTTGACCTTACCCGCAACCTTCTTTGGGTAACCAACGTGGGCTCTAGCTGCAGCCCTCATGTTTCGAGCAATGGTATCGGTGAGCTTGTCCCACCTGCCATTTTGAGGAGTCTCGAGCAACTTCTGAAGTTTCTTGACTTCGGTTGGGTTTGGCTTCGGCTTTACCGACGTCGGTGGAACTGACGGCGTCGGAACAACTGGGGCGAGACTTTCCCAAGCAAAGCGGATGTAGCCGACGATGTACTTGCCATCTCGCCGCATACGCTGAAGCTTGTTCCCGCTGGTATTACCTTCCAGAACATAGAACGTTCCGTCACCAAGAATCTTCTCGACGATTCCAGTATGGTCAACGATTCCGACAGAACCCTTACCGCCCTTCCAGTCGTAGTAGACCTGATCTCCAGCCCGCATGCCCTTGGTGCCATAATGCCAACTACTAGCGTTGACTCTAGCCTGTGCATCCTGTGCCGCCCAAACGGTGTAAGCTCGAGCCTTCTTCAAGGTCTTTGCTCCACCGGTGTGCATTGCCCAGGAACCTGTCATCTCACACCAAGGGCCGTCGCCAATCTTTTCAACGTTCTTGTTGTACCACTCCGTGATGAAGTTGTGGTTGCTATTGGCCGGCGTCTCGCCAGTACCAAGTGCACCACGAAGGCGATCGAGGACTTTGTTGATCGAGCTGGTTACCGACGCCATGTTTAGTCCTCCATCTCAAGAAGTGGATCGAGATCTTCGGGAGGGTCAATGTCCAGCAGATCGGGGTCCTGTGGAACCTCGTCGACCGGAACGATTCCGTCAACAACCGGATCTTCGTTTGGCCAAAGAATTGCGTCGTCCATGACTTCCTCCTAGAAAGAGTTAGAGCTTTCGGTATGAGATACTTGAGCCGGCGCGCAAGATGATGCCGGTGGCGTTTGCTACAAACTGTGCAAACTGAATTGCGAATGTCCCTGCGGTGCTAACAACCAGCGTTCCACGGAAATGCAGAGTGACATCAAAGCCATCCACAGTTCCCCAGGCGCCATCAGCGTTAACTGCAGTTGATTCGTAGTTTCCACTGTTGGTCTGCGACGTCGTTGCTGCAGTACTGATACCTCCAGTATGGAATACACTTCTTGTGATTGTTCCAGTGCAGTTGTACTGCAACCGAAGATCGCAAGCCGCGGGTCCACGATATGCCAGCATACCCTCGATGATGTATGTGCCCGGAGTAGTTGGGAACTGCAATGTGGCGTCAGTCGTCTTTGTTGTGGTGTTGGTGACTGTCGTGTCCGAAGTCTTGACTTTGTCAATTGTGATGTTCGGAGCAACAAAGTTTCGAAGGCTGACATCGTTGTACCGAGAAACCTGAGAAGGAACAACGCCGGTAGGATCAACGATCACGCCGCCAACAAAATCCTGAATGTCGACTTTACGGAATTCGTAATCGCCGTTAGTTGCGCCACTCTCAACCGCCATCAATGCAAACGGTCGAGCTCCGGCATTAACGGTGTCGAACCAAGAAACACTGGTGACATCAAATGAAGAGTCAATTCCAGAAACACCGTAGTTCTTGAAAATGCTTCTTTGTCCAACAACGTTACCGATGGTGTTGTTGACTCCAGTGACAGCATTGACCACAATTCGAGTTGCGAAATATCCCCGAATCATTGCAATGTCGGCACCAGTAAGAGTATTGCCTTCAAAGTGTACAGAGTTCAACAGAAGGTTGTTACATTCCTGGAAGAACGTCATGTTGGTGGTGTATGTGCACCATTCCATGTTCAACTGATTGAAGACGTTTTCGTTGAACGCCCGCATAATAATTGCTTCCGCCGCAGAGGCCGCGGTAGAACCAAAGAAGTTGTTGTGAAGGTAGATGTTGTTCCAGACGTTCCCTGTAGATGCCGCGGTCCCAGGAACCCATGTCTGGAAGTCAATAGCGGAAAGCGCCCAACCATTGATGTTGATGTTTTCAAAGACACAGGAAAATACAGTGTTTGTTGCGGGGTCTCCAATAGCTGGCGCAGACTGCGGCATGTAGAAACCGCGACAAGAATTCTCAGCCAAGAGATTCGAGAATTTGGAGAAAGCGCAGTTTGTGAATTCAAATGCGTTTGCGTTGGTTGCACCAGAACCCGGGTTTGTCGAACAGTAAACTGTAAGACCATCAATATGCTGAAGCAATCCACCGAGTCTCACGCCGGCCGTGTTCGCAGTCGTCTGCTGCAAACGCAAGCCGTTGAAACGTCCAATGAATCCGTTTGCAAGAATATTGATTCGAGCATTGATCTGAACAGTAATTGCGCCCAGATCATTGATCAATGGTTTTGTTGCTGCAATTGCAGCATTGATTGCATTTTGGATTGCGGTCGTGTTTGCTGCAGCAGAACCGGCGCCATTGGTGTAAGCCGAAAGAGCAATGCCTTCGTTGATACCACTAGCGGTAGATGCAATTGTCAACGTACCAGCAGCATCGTTGTAGTTTGCTGTGATATTTGTTCCGGCAACAACCATTGCAGCAACCAGGTCCTGAGAAACTTCTGTCAGGTCACTGATAGTTGACGCCGGCTGAGTTCCCGTATGAACCGATCGAGCTTTCGCAGCCTCGACAAGAGCTACCGTTGCGTCTGCGGTCAGACCAACTACGGTTGACATTCGTGTTCCTTTCGATTGGTCTATCCGACAGAGGCGGTTAAGGGAATATCACCACAAGCGAGTGTCTCCAGGAGCTCGATCAACTTGACGTCGAGGTAGCAGACTTTCATCGCCGTAATGAATTGCGTTGTGAGTTTGATGCGATGTCATGACCAAGTATTCTGGATCTAAGATACTGTCATCGCCACTTGTAATGTCAGCAATGACCATCGGGTTCATGTGATGAATTGCTGGGCGAATGTGAATCTCAAAACCAGGAACGCCAAGATCGCAACCTTCATCTCTAGCAATAACGTGATGTCTCAAATCGCGCCACTGCTTTGATCTGTAAAACTGTTGGTTTACCCATCGGTCAAAACCAAACGTCGAGTCACCAACAACTCCACGAAGAGATAAGTACTTGAAACGCTCTTCCAAAGTTTCGAGTCTACGAAGTTCTTTGTAGGTTCTAATCATCAGAACGCTCCGAAGTGTCTCTGCCAGAATATGCACTCATGGCGGCAAGAGCTTCTCCATACAATCGCTCGATCTCCTTCTGCGATTGCATAGCTTCAATCTTTGCCTCGGTAAGTTGGTTCTCGTAAGCAAGTCTTTGTTGTTCAAGTCGTTCTCGAGAGGAACCGAGCTTCAGGTAGTGTGTAATAACCTGTGCTGACGCAGTCCCATCAAGGAGTTGCTTCTCTGCTCGATCAACTGCGGCGGCAATAAGCTGTTGCTCACGAGCCTCTGGAGTTCTAGCCGGTTGTCGCCTACTTGATGCAGGGTTTGATGCACGTTCGGCACGGTTTACCATCGGTTAGTACTCCTTTCCGCAGAGTTGTTGCCTAGTTTTGAACCCCCGGAAGGTGGAAACATTGACAGAAAAAACCCGCCGGGGCTAAATATAGG